TCTTTTGATTTTTAAGATTTAATTAATTCTATATACACAAAAGCCCTAAAGAAGCCTTTGAAAACTTCAATAGGGCTGACTTTTATTTTAGCAGGTTTGAAAGATCAACAACAGCGATTTTGCCATTACCGGCACGCAACACATCGCTTATAAATCCATAAGGATGAATAATATGTTCCAGAAAACTCTTCTCTGCTTCCTCTTCTATCTTCTTCAGAAACTCACTTCTCTTCAACAAAGTCTCATATTCCTGTTTTGAAATCGAAACCATATTCGATTTGGCATCGTCTTGTTTCTTATCCGAAGGTTCGCTTTTTGATTCAGAAGCTAATCTGTCTTGAAGAGCGTATCCCAGCAAGAACCAAATCTTTTCCTCAATACGCTGAAGGCAGATACGTCTGCCGATTCTCTCATCGTAATTCTCCGGATCGACACAGGTTGTAGTCTCATGCAGAGTAAATCCGTTTTTCATTCTGACCGAAACATGAGTTACCGGCTTGCCCAACACTTCTTCAGTACGGCAAACCACTTCTTTCATGTTTGCCATCACTTCGCCTTTTGTAATTGTATTCATATTCAAAACTTCTGGTTTTAGTTATGTTGATGAAGAACCGGGACTCGAACCCGGACAAACAAGACCAAAACTTGTTGTGCTGCCATTACACCATTCTCCAGTTTTCTCCGGTCTATCCTCACGAACCGACCGGAGAGTCTTCATCACATTTTAATAACTATACAACTATTATCAACACTCTATGTGGTTTGATGTGCGTCCTACCGGAATCGAACCGATAACCTGATCTTTAGGAAAGACCTGCTCTATCCTATTTGAGCTAAGAACGCTTTTGACATACTTGGCGAAATGAAACGCTTCCCATTTCTGCTGTGCCCTCCGTCCTCGTTGATACCGCATGTCAGAGTATCCGGATTCGTAGTGATTTTTAAACTCCCTTCTACGATTGGAGCATCCACTGTTGTTAAACTAAAAATGAAAAACGCATAGTTAAGGTATTACCTTGTTACGGGGGACGGACTCGAACCGCCGACCTTCAGGTTATGAGCCTGACGAGCTACCAACTGCTACCACCCCATGATTTAAAAGCCAGCTATATTCTCACGAACCGCGCTGGCTCAAAAAGAATAATATGAAATTTTATGAGTATGTTATTGTGGTTTTGGTTAATTACCCCTTATTCCCAAAATCAGCCGGATTCTCACCCCATCTATCAGTATCCCAATGCCTGACCTCTATCGTTGAAACATCGTAGTCCATCACCTTCAAGAATATCTCGGCTTTTTGAAGGTCGAGGCATCTCTTTTTGGATGCTGTCTTCTTGTTTTTGAACCACGTGATAGCGGTTATGCTATCAGTATAAATAATTCTGGGCTGGAAATCGTTTTCTATCACATACTTTATTGCAGCCATAAGTCCCAAGAACTCTCCGATATTGGTTGTCTGGTTGCCTAAATTCTGATAGAACAATCTCTCTCCTGTGCTTAAATCTATAGCCTGATATTCCGTCACTCCGTTTTTCATCGAATGAGCGGCATCGGTGGCTATGCCAACTTTAGGATAATCCATTTCCAAATAGTTTATAGGGGACTGGTTTTGGTTAAACCTCAAAATCAAGCTTTGACATAATATCCATCAGCTTCCATTTGACGAATCGTTTCCAATCCTTTTTCTTTAAAATCTGTAATAACCAGTTCTTTGTTAGCTATATCTTCCCTTACCTCCAGTGCTTTCAATGCACCCTGCAAAGTCCGGCTTGAATCACTCTTGCCATCCAGCGGATCGAAAAATATTGTTTTGTTACCGAACTTAACCGATACCTTGTATACCGCCTTTGGTATAATACATTGGTCAATTTCTGCCTCGAATAAAACAGGAGAAGCCGATTTTACTACATAACCTTTCTTGTTTTTCATTTCAGTCAAAATAACATTGTAAAGTACATTGGGCTTCAACGAATCTGTCAAATCCGAAGACAGAACTACAATTTTTTTCTTGCAATCCGAATCTTCACGTACACCTTTCAATCTATTGGCTTTGGTTACACTCACGAAACTAACAAGCTTGCCGGTTTCCTGAGAAGTGTAGAACTTTAGTTTTGTCTCTTGCGTCATACAACTTGCTTATCATCATCATAAATATATCAAATCTAAAATAAAACAATCACTTAATAAACTTGTATATTTGATTTTATGCTAAAATCATGATGCAAAAGTAAAACTAAAATTCTTTCACTCCAAATTATTTCTGTTATTTTTTTTCACTTATTTTACTATCATATAAATATTTAATCCCATATACGTTCATCCTCAGAGAAATGACTAAACCGTTCATCTGTTTTTGATTGACGGGTCAATGAATATGTGCATTTCCAATAACGATATATACGATTATCTCCGGTATCTTCTCTTCTAATATCATCCCGATTGATCCATTGAATCCCCTGCAAAGTCCCCATACTGATCCACTTAGCACTTTTTTCACCGAACCATTTATTTTCGCCAACATATAAATCGTATTTCTCTTTGCCATTAATAAACACCTGATCCATTACCAGATCTTCGTCCAGAACATATCTCTTGGCAATATTGGTAAAATCATAAATATCAACATACAACAGGCTGTTATTGAAATGCTTCAATACATCTTCCGACATCTTATCGAAATTCTCCTGAATATGTTTTCGACTCTTGATTTCCTCCAGACGTTCAGGAGTGACCGGACGATTGGTTGCATACACTATCCTAAAACCACAGCCTATCGAATCGTTGACACTGGAATGAAAGCCGATACCGTATTTTGCCATGCTGTCTCCCCTATCAAGTGGGTCGGTATCATCACAGCAATCCTTCATCAAACCGATCATGACAAGTAGAATAAAGAATAGCGGTTTAGCTATTAATAAAACCACATAAACAACATTTTCTTTCATCGAATTAATCTATTTATATTACAATGTACCATTTATTTCCGCAACTATACATTTATCGCACACACCCTTGTTCTTGGAAAATTTGTACTTGCTTATTTCCGATCCGCACTTGGAACAAACACAAGATGTAGGCTTGATTTTATCGTAAATTATCGTCTCCACATGGTATCTTGAAATACCGTATTGTTCACCCAATGCTTCCATGATTTGTTTGCCTGTATACTTGTTCTCATCAAGAAGTTTTTTGTATTCATTCTTGATTAAAATAGCATGAATATTGACAACATTCAGGGCATCCATATTATTAAGGGAAACAAGATGCTCTACCGGAATATTGGAAATTTCCGCATACTTGTCCAAATCCTTATTCGTCAGTTTTTTCTTCTTCATTTTTCTCTTCTCCTTTCGCTGCTACTAAATATCCGATTAACTCTTCAAAACAACCTGCGGCTTCCTCCAGATTACCGGCTGCTTCAGAAATCTTTTCTCCAATTTCCGATAATTGTATGCCTTCAGGCAAGTTTTCATAAGCTTCACTTTCTTCATCTTTAAGGCTTTCTACCTCAGACATTAAACCTTCAAGCTGTTCAATGATCTCAGAAATTTCCTCTCGTCTCTTCTTGTTCATTTTTCATGCTGTTTTGAATTTTACCTTCGACAAATAATTGCCGTTTATATCTACGATGCTCACGGATTATCCTGGCTCGTTCTTTTCTGGATACATTATACCTTCCGTCCTTTCTCCTTTCCTTAAAAAGCTCACGTGCTCTCTGTAATCGTTCCGGATTAAGAACCATTGCTATCAAACTTCGGCTAACATTAAACATACTTGCCAGCTTTCTTTGGCTATGAACGGAAGTCTTGTATAAATATTTTATTTCCTCACGTTCATTATCCGTCAGTTTAACCCTGCGGTCATAAGAAGTGCCGGCTATTTTTATCTTATCACTTTTATACGGCATATCGTTTAATTTATTGTTTAAATTCTATATTTACACTAAGAAATATCATATCTTTGCCACATCATTTAAATACACAATAACATGGCACGTACAACTAACTATTCAAAAAAGATTGAGAAGATTAAATCCCAATTAGACGAACTGGGAGCGGTTATCAATTCTATCCAGAACAATTCCAATGATACAGAAAATCCATCACCAGCTATCAATATTAAAGCTCTGGATATTGATCTCGAAAAAGAATCCACCAAAGATTTAATGAAACTCCAGACAAGAATCGTAAGAATCATTAATCAAAGACTGAAGGAACAGAAATAAGGAAGATTAGCCGGCTTATTCTAATAGGCCGGCTTTCTCTTTTATGGCCTGTCAATTAAAAAGCGTGACCACCTAAGTAATCACGCTTTCAAATGAAAATAATGTATAGTTAAGGAATTATATTACTACTATACCCCTAATACTATACTTGCATCAATATTCAGTTTACGACTTATTTCACGGGCAACTTTTAATGTTGGCTCGCATTTTCCAGAGACATAATCACTCAAACGGGAAGGGCTAACACCAATCAATTTTGCAAGTGACTTTTGATTAAGTCCCATTTCAAACATGCGAAGTTTAAGTACATCTATAAGTGTGGGTTCGCCTAATGCGAAATGCTCTTCTGAATAATCAGCAACGAGATTAGATAGTAATTCCAACTCTATGCTATTGGGATCATTGAGCGGAGTTTCATCTGTCACTAACGGCAAAAGTTCTTCTACCCTTTTTACAGCCCAATCATATTGATCTTTTGTTTCTATCTTTGTCATAGCTTTATATTTTAGAACAATCTATTATCTTATCATATTCAGCATGAGTACCAATAAAACGAATATATACAAACTTTATCGTGAATTTTATTACCACAATCAGCCTATGACTGTTTCCCTTAATGTTGAATACATAATGCTGATTTCCAACATTATCTACGCTATTGAATGTTTTTCTCACATCAGCAAAGCAAGTCCATTCACTTTTCTTAACTATAGCAATCCATTCCTGCAAAACAACTTTTGTATCAGGATGTGCTTCTGCATATTCTTTTAAAGTCTGCTCTGTAAATATTCTCATCAGTCACTCTTTTTCGCGTCACAAAAATACAAAACAAATTCTATATTTCAAAACATAGTTTCAAAATTCACAATTTACATTTAGTCAATTCTCGCCCACTCTTCAAGTTCTTCTATTCTTGCATCAATAACATCCATAGCGATAAACATCATATCTCCGGTTCCATCACCCCACCAATCCGAACAATGACTGATAAAATTAAGTTTCTCTGTTTTTATCTTCTTGGAAATTCCACTCATTATGCCAGAGATAGATCTCCGGTTTTTAAAATGACCACCTTTATAAATATCATTCGTGCAAAACCCCCATGCGTAATGAGTTTCACTAAGCTGACCATCTTTCCCGTAAAACTCCTGACTCGTATCGCCCCATGCACCATAGATAATAGCATCTTTAATTGCTTGTAATTGTTGTGGGGTAAATATATCGAATAGTTCTGTTTTCATAATTCAACTACCTTATTTTTTAAGTTGTTATCAGGCAAGATAAAAATTTCGCTTTACTATAACACAGTGGGTATAGTTATCCAGATCAACCCCATTTTCTTTGAATGTATCCAGAACCCTCTTTTCCACATATTTCAATTTTACTATTATTCCCTTCCTAAACTCTTCTATTAACTTCCCGTTACATTCAATAGGCCCAATAAAACAGTGCCTATTTGAAGAACTGTCACATACACAATATGTATCACACCCAAACATATTGCTTAAAATATCCTCGTTCATAATTTCTCTATTATTTTGATAATGGTACTCTTTATTATATTTCTTCTTCATATTATTTATCTTCTCCTATCAATTGTTTATAATATTCACTATGCTCTATTGCCCAAACATCTGGGGACAAATATTCTTGCAACTCCAATTTGCGTATTGGGGCAAGACAATCCAGATGTTCAGCATCCATTTCTTGCTTATCTTCATCTACCCACATTAAAGTGCTGTTACTGCTACATTCCGGGCATTTGTCAGCTCCACATGGAAGAAGCATTTGTACTCCACATAAAGCACATCTTACCCAGTCTCCATGCTGCACCCCTTCGTATGTTCTTGTTTTCATATTTATTGTTTATTGTTTATCATTTATAACATTTACTTCTTTACTCCACAAACGTATCTTATATATCGGAGTGATAACAATCAGAATACCACTACCTCCACCCCAATACTGAAGTGTTTTGGACTCAATTTTATGATGCAATTCTTGTATTCCTCCTTTGTTTCTGTCATAAGGAGAAAAATCAGATAACTTTACCGTTTTCATTTTTCTGGATTTTCAGCAGTTTCTAAAAGACATTCATTGCCCTCAAAAGGAATGCAACAGTCCCATAATGTTCCATTGGAACATTCATACTTATAAGACAATCCATCAGAATAGTCCACAATTTCCCTTGCAAACAAGCTGATATGCCATTCTTTATCGTCCTCGTCTCTTACCAGCACTTTGTCAAACGGCTTAAACTCATATTTCGGCTTTTCTTCAATCCCGAAGAAGCGTTTTAGATATATTTTAGCCTTTGGCTCCTTGCTTGCCTTTAATGCGTCAACCAACTTTTGTCTTTCGGACTCAGTGGCAAATCTGTATTTTTCTATGTGATTCCCCCAAGCACATAGACCATCTTCCATATCAAGATCACCGTCTATATCTAAAGAGGCATACAAAGATGTTAGATATTCTCCATGTGTATTTAAGATAAAGATACAATTACCATCTTCACTACTTAACACATCCCCATCCTTAAATGTCATATATTTCGGAACCATAAGTTCAAGTCTGTAATTTTTAGAGCCACATCCATTAGAAGAGAACCAATCCGATATTATACCGTGATCAGTATGAACCACTCCCAGAATTGGATACACTCCCCCTTCTTTATAATACACAAACTCTACTCTAAAATTTCTGCCGGATGTCACTATTGTTCCATTATATTCACCATTGTTGATTCTCTTCGCCAATTCCAAGTCAAATGGTATTGTTGTCATATTCTGTTCCATGATCTTATTTGTATTTATTTGGTTTTTATCCTTCTTTTTATAAGGATGAGCACTTACGCCCATCCCAGTTGTTTCGCAATACTTTCCATCTCACTATATGCAATCCGGTGGCATCCGGCAGTCAGCATATCGTTTTCATAACGATTGAACGCCCATCTGTAACCGGTTACATCCAATGCCAAATCGTGCTGGAACTGACCGCCATTATGGAAGACCTTAATCAATCTCCAAAGTCTTTCAGCTTCAGTTAGTTCTACTTTGATACCCTTACTGGTTTCGATTTTTCCATTCTTAATACGCAACCATACGTTCGGCTGATCATTCTCAAACCAACAATAATAACTCAACTGGGAAATCTCGCCAGACTTCCACATTTGTATCCGTTCTTCCAATGCTTTGTTACGGGCCTCTTCCTCTTTCCTTGCCTTTTCAAGGGCTATCGCCTCTCTCTTTTCATAACCTTCTGCCCATCTTTGGCATCTGATCGTATATTTAGCCCATGTTCCTTCACCACAAACTTCATCCACAACCACATTAACGGTTCCAAGGACTTCCAGTGCTTGATGATTCAACAAGATCTGGAAAACACGTTTCAATTCACGGACATGTTCACGTTTAATTTTATCTGATTTCCGTGATAATTCATGGTTAGTTCCAAGCCATTCGTTTGCGCTCTTTTTAAGAAGACGCTGGGGAGTCCCCATATCGAAGAACTCAATATAACCCATCAGATTTTTAAAAGCTCCCCAAACATTCTGATAAGGTAATTCAGTTCTGGCTCGCTTGTGTTTTTCAATAGCATCTTTAATGGATTCCAACCTACTGGTAACAAAGGCCATGTTACCGGTATTTGACATATTATATCCAACAGAGAACACCTTTGAGCCAGTTGGTATTGCGTCACGAACACAACATTGATGTTTGCTTGTGGAAGAGGAACGATATATGTCATTAATCAAATACGCCTTTTCTCCACGCTTGTTTCGCACGATTCTTCCAACCTCAAAATGACTTCCATAGGAGTAAATACTTTCACCTTCAAAATAGAAGTTACTACCATTTGCAAATTCTTTCATTTCGTTTGCCCACAAGTGAGCGACCATAGAGTTGTTCATATAAGTAAGTTTTTAGTTATTTAATCGAATAGTATTAATGAAGACTTAGGGGGTGAATATTTATCCATAATTCATGTCACCTCCTGATAAAAAGAAAGCCGACAGAAACAATTTTCTATCAGCCAAACCAATTAATTTGTAAGATTTTATTACCGCTTGTTACTAAGGGTTGTACGGTTTTCTTTGTTCATATTTTTCAATGCGTTCGGTTATCATATCGCAGAAGACTTGCCCTTCTTTTTCGGAACCTCTGAAGTAACCAATCATCTTCAGGATATTCCCGTTAAACTCATGGACAAACTTGTTGTAATAATGTTCCCCCATAACTTTCCCGTATTTTTCCATGAACAAATCCTTGTCCAGTGATTCATCCTTAAAGCAGCGGTTGTAATCCCATCTTACGATACGAAACAATGTTTCAAAATTCAATCTTTCCATATCCTATGTTTTATTTAAGTTCAAACCTAATGTCTTCCGGCAACTGAGAGCGGTCTACCTTATTCACAAAATCATCAAACTCTTCCTGTGTGATTTTTTCTCCATAACCGTTCCAGTTGAAAGACAAAGTGTTCGTGTGAGAATAATATATAACATTATCGGTAGACAACCCATAATCAAACACACAGAGCATTATCTTCTTTTCTGCTTCTGCTTGTCTGATTTTCTTATCGTATCGCTCACAAATTTCAGCACGCTTTTTCAACATCTTTGCCTTATGAACCTCTTCCCTACGTTTTTCGATATTTTCTGCGGAATAATACCCGGCTTTAATGCGCTCTTCAACAAGCAAACGTTCCTCGTCCGTTAATATCAAAGTAAACCTTTCCTTTTCCGGTGTATACGGATTTACCCATTTCTTGCCACACAGGTCTTCAAGTTCAACAAGAAGCTCGTCTGATTCACGTTTCCATCTATCCACAATCCCCAGATTGAAAAGCAGATACTTGAAATACATCTTATCCTCAGAGGCTTTATATAATTCTACGCATTCTTGTTCTGATATACGCAAATACTCCATTGCCACAGACATACCACTTCTTTTAACGTGATATATGCCATTTTCCACCGGATACATAGGAGCACCATAATGGTTACAAAGATGCAACGATATGAATTTCGCCAATTCCGGAAAATGTTTTGCAACTTCATCGTGGCAGCAGCCTCCCATATACTCCCCATACGTTCCATATTGATTTTTCTGTCTAATATCGGCCGTTACGCTCCAGTCACACATATTGTTATGACAATCATCATCTAAAGATATTGTGACTGTTATTCTGTATTCTTCTTTGTTTTCTGTAAAGAATTTTGTACTTAAATAAGTTAGTTTGTTTGTAGTTTCCATATAATTTTGATTTAAAATTTTACTCCCATTCTGTATAATAACTCTGGTCATTACTCTCATATTCTTCTGCCCATTCTTCGTCCGTAAAATCTGTGTGCAAGCATTCGTCACTGCAATAATAGGCTGCTCCTGCATCTATACAGTAGCCCTTACGCATCAGTCTGCCACACTCTGAACATCTTCTGCAAGCCCTGTCTGTGTCCCACCAAAAGTCAGTGAAAGATTCGGCTATGACATCCTCACTGGTGTTCTCGTCCCACTTATCAAGATAAAACTTAGCAAATTTGTTCAACTCCGGCTCTGTGTAGAGCATCTTTTCAGTACCGCCAACAGCCTTGGTCAGTCGGCTTAAAATTGATTCAATTGTCGTCATAGTTTAAATTTTATGAAAAATAAAATCTGCACACTCTCCAGGAAGTGTTCCTGCGTCATTACAATGGTAAAACCCTTGTGTTTCCCAATCTACATCTACCGGATAACCTTCTGCTATTTCTAAGAAGCGTTTTATTTTCTCGCATTCTTTATCTTCCAGTCCGGTATAATCATCATTTATCAGAGCGCAAGCCCAATAAACCGGAAGCCTATATCTTATCACTTCTACACTCATAGTTTCACCAGTCTGCAATGACAATCTTCAAATACCGGAACCATACCCTGTCCCCTGAAATAAGCAGTAGCTAACTTAAAAGCGTACAAGGGATTCACTTTCTCGATTTCCTGCGATGATTTTTGGAAAGATAACGGCTGACATACATAGAAATTTTCATTGCCAAGACTCCCAAAAAGCCAATCCATACTACCTTCATCACAATTAGTGCCACCCAGTATTATTAAATCACATCCGGTCTTCCGGGTTCCCAAAATAAATGCCTTGTTCCGGTTTTCAGGAAGCATAAATATTTCCTGATCAATAAGGAACCAGTCACTCTGGCAATTTTCCACATCCCTGAGAACGATTTCACCAATCTTATAGGCATATTCTTCTTGTGTTTTCATGCTATTTCGTTTAATTGTCCAACATATACGTCTCCATTTTTATAATAAAGGCGGTCTTCATATTGATTGTTATGCAATTCCTCTCGTAACGCACTCTCATCGTCAGCCCAATATTCATATTCTTCATGCCAACTCTTAAAGAAATTGTCATAACATTGTCTCATCAAATCCGGCCAAGAAAAATCTTCCGGATAACTGTTCCATGTCTTGTAATATCGGATAATCGGATCTAAAATATCTTGGTCGTAGCATACTCCGGTTAAAGGACAGTTGTTATTCTCCAGCAATATTTTACTATGTCTGTCTTTATATTGGTATTTGCCATCTACATATTTGCCCTTGGAATAATACCTGCCTTTTGTGATATACGGCATAATATTATTATTGATATAGCGAAACAATAATTTACCACGCAAATCGCTAAGACAAATGTCTTGGCCACAATCATACGGGTCTTCATAATACAGTAGGTCGTCAAACATAAAATCAAAACTATATCCGCTATAACCGACATTCCAGTCACAAGCTTCGGTATCCGTCAGCTTTTCAAAAGATTTCAATGACGCTTTATATTCAGAAGCACAACAATCCACACATCGTTCCATCACATTCCAGCGTTCACGCTCTATAATTTTCTTTTGTACGTTTTCTGATAGCTCATCAAAGCTAAACAGGGTTAGATTTATTGTTTTCATATTATCATTTGTTATTTTTGATTCAACCATTCTTTATATCCGACCTCAAAAGCTATCGGGTCATGTTTTCTAAGCATCCTGCCATAATACAGAGAGCGTGACCGGTCTTTGCCGCCTATTATCCATTCTTCGGAAGACAAGCTGAGACCGATTCCATCCAGATATGACTCAAATGCTTTTCGGGTATCAGCACGCTGTTTCATATTCTTCCATATATTTTATATGCAGACTGAGGCAAACTTCTTTTGCTGTGTAAGTCCGGTAACTGTTTCCGAATATCTCTTCCGCTCCATAATAGGAAACCAAATCATATATTCTTGTAGCGACCGGACGAAGCAACCAGTCATTCCAAGTATCACCGACATAGGAACAAAACGACTTCAAATCATCTTTTGCCCAACCTGTCAAAAACATCTCACGCATATCTTCCTCGCTTATCCAACTGTACGAAAACTTATTTGGTTCATAAGGATTGCGGTATATACATTGCCAGCTTTTTTCTTTGGTAATATATCTCACCAATAACCCATACTCAAAAAGGCTGGTAACTTTGTCACAATCCATACCATGCCACACGGTTCTATCAAATTTCTTTGTTGCCATATTCAACTCTCCATTTTTAGTTTGCACCACTCACATCCTCGTCACCAGGCAGATAATCTATGATGTACGACAAGTGTCCGGCGAATACATCGTTCGGTTCAAATTCTACCACTTCTCTGCTTTCTTTGTCTCTTCCCTTTATTTTAAGCACATTGTTCACAATTTGAACTTCATATATCTCCACATCTGTCGGATTCAGAGATATACTATCCATGTTTACTGCTATGATTGGATATTCGGCTTCACCATCATATATATCCCATATATAGCAACCACCGACAGATTTGATGGCTGCTTTTAATTCACATTGTTCCTGTAACTTGATTTCTTCTATCAGTTTGTAAAAATCGGTATGTTTCATGATTATTCATTTTTCAGTGTTATACATCAAATCTTCTGCTACTCCGTTCGGGCATCGTTCATCAAACCAATGCCATACATCAAACTTGTCTGTCCCTGATGGGAAGTCCAGAAAATCTTCTTCAATTTCATCGTTCTCGTTCACCGGAATATCACTCAGTTCATTCCAGAGTTCTTGTAATTCTTTCAAAGTTCGTTTCATAGTTGTCTAAATCGCTTAATTTCCCATCAATAAATTCATCCACCAAATCGTAATAATCTCCGTCAAATTTATAATCCTCATACTTCTCAGTAAACTCTTTTGCCCATACACGAATCATGGCAAAAGCCACATCACGACTACAATCCTTAGTGTCTGTTAGACGGGATATAGCCTGTGATGAGATTTCCTGCAAATTGTGGATATATCCAAAAGCCATATTGTATGGTAATTTCCCAACTTCTATACACACATAATCACCACATTCAAACGCTCTTTCCATGTCCTTAAACCTCTCAATTACAGCTTCGGATTCATCATCAGTCCGCACCCAATACAATTCTAACTCATGACTTATAACAGAGTTCCAAAGTGCTTCTGCGGTTTTTCTGGATAATCTTTTCCAAACAAATCCGTCACTAAATACTATCAAATCATCGGTTATCGCTGTCTTTTTCATAATCATTGTTTTTAATTCAACCAAAAGACTCTTCAGTCATATCCAAGTTCACATTAATATTCTCGCCAGACATCCACTGAACATTATCAAGGTCATATTGGCAATGCTCAATGAGGAACGCTTCAATGTCCCCACCAAAGTTTTCGTCAATAAACGATTTGTCCACTGTGATAATATCGACATCCAAGACATCGAGACACAATACGGCAATTTTAATTTTTTCTTCCATGATTATCTGATTTATCAATAAAACTTCCAAAAATCCGTCACTATAAAATCTTCCCCACCAAATTCTGCAAGGGATTTCAATTCTTCCAATCCGTTGCAATAGAAAAAGATTGTATCATCCGTGGCTTCATCTACATTCTGTGATAATTTGATTCTCACTCTCTCGTCTTTCCCGTCTTCTTTCCAGACGATTTGGCATTCCGCATAATCCGGCTCTTTCTTCTCGACTTTACAGAACTTCAGGTAACTGATTTCCATATCACATTTGACACCATTTGTATCTACTATCACTGATTCGTCCTTACAATTTTCACAGAAGCCGTACATAAAGGCTCCATCATGATAACTTACCACTTTTTCGGTATTCGGGTTAACAAGGGCTTCACACAAAACATTCGTGCTGCCACATTTTGTACATATTACTGCCATAATATTGGTTATTTGTTATTCTACATCGGTTATTTCATACTCTGCTACTTCCAACATATCCTGCACTATTTCCGGATAGTCAGTCGTATCTAACGAAGCATCTTGAACGTATGCTTCCGCTAATTTCTTGGCTTCTTCAAACGATTCGGCTTGTATATATAAGTCAAGCGTCAATGAAAACGGGTATAACATAGCTAATCGGTTATTCTATAATAATAATCAAGTTCTTCTCCCTTAAAGTTATTCATAGCATACTCGTCAGCTTCTCGCCATAACCGGTCATACAAAGCTGCCAGTTCACAATTGATTTCACAATGTTGCCAGATTTTATGATTCAATACCAGCGTCAATTCTGTAAAGAACTTATAATCGTCTTTCCATTCATTAAACGCTCTTTTGTAGGTATCTTTGACACCTGCTATACCATACTTGTCAGCTATGCTGAAATCTTCCCAAAAGGTAGTTATCAGGTCATAGCCAACCTCCTGCATAAATTCTTGAAATGTCATATACTAACTATTTAAAGGCAATTCCATAATTACTCCAAAACTTTACTTGTTGAGACAGATTCCACGGCATAGTTTTATATGCTTGGAAATATTCCCACTCGATTTTACCCTCAAAGCCGGGACAATGATGCTTGACGTATTCACAAAACTCATCACGCTTCTGTTTTGCAAAATCACCCTCTTCTTCATCCAGCGTGACAATTTTGGGTTTGTTTGCCTCCCGACATTGTTCTGCGGTCTGATAGAATCGCCGAAAGTGTTCGGCATAATACTCGTTTCCACTATAATCAACGAAGGTAACTTCACCTCCATAGATTTCACAAACCCTTAAAGGTTCCCGTGTTGCTCTCTTTACCGGTCTTGAACCATCCCATAGCCAACCACAGAACTGTATGCCATCCCAGACAAGATGCGGTAGGTATCTTAAAGAGAAAGACTCTATATTCAACATCTCATATTGTATAGGATTAGCTTCTTTGGCTGCATCTTCAGCGGTTTTATATATGGGCATACTTGCCTTAAATTTTTCCTCTCCCAATTTGCTGCCAAACCAAAAGATGTGTTCGGTATCCACGTTATTTCCGCAAATACCGGTATCTTTTATTCTCATGCCACGATATTCCGCTTCACGAATTACTCCGTTTCTGTGCATAAATACCCTTGTCCCAAAGGGGAACGGGCAAACTGATACTTTTCTTTCCATATTGTTCTTGTTTATAGATTAAGATTTTGACTGATTATTTATTCCGGCAATGACAAGAATGTTTCAAGGTCGTTATGTGTTGTGCCTTTATAGTTCTTTTCCCATGTTTCACGGACGCTTCCATTATGGTAAAACTCAAACCTATAGGTAAACATACCTTTCTCGATTCTTCCACAATTATTGCCGTTCCATATCACTTCAAGCCCTGTTTCTTCCAGACGCTTCTTAAAGGTTGCAATACGTTCGTCACGGATACGCACAAACTCTGCTTTATCCGCTTCCACAGTATCGAGATAATCGAACCATTGCTGGAGGCGTTTTTCGGTTGCTTTGCCGACTTTATTGGGAGCTTCCAACTCGCTATCGAATCCATCAACGTGCATTTCGTTCAACAAACGGAGATTGAACGTTGTATCTCTGTATGAACCTGATATATAATACAACACCCCCGTTTTTATGTTTTCCAATGCCCAAAACGCAACTTCATGATGCCACATTGGAGGATTTTCTGTCATTTTGCCAAGCTCATCAGAATAATGATTGGCAGCGTATTTTCCAATCTTGCACACTGTAACAAGACGGGTAAAACCGCTTACCTCCAGACCGGCATAGCGTTTTGCCCGGTTATCATAATCGTACACATTTTTCACTCTGAAAAAATCATCACCGCACTCTGAACGGTGCTCGTTCCAAAACTTTTGCAGGTCTTCTGCCTTCAAATACATACTTTCCATAATTCTATATTATTTACTTTACCAATTCAATTTTCCCGTAATAAGGATAAAAACAACCGTCTTGATAAACCGAATATCTGAGCGTTTTATCCTTTGCTTCATAGATGGAAACACAACCGCTGTTATAAGCGTTGGATAGTTCTTTTGCTACAAATCCGCCTATTTGTTTATAGGTTTTAGGTGTGTCGGACTTGGGACGACCACGATAAATAATTGCAGCACTAAATCTCTCATTTTGCAGCACAATATCCTTATTGTAAACCGCAGTCAGTTTCATTTTACACATACTATATCAGTTTTAGTTTTATTATCGAATAGATAAGGCTGGGAGTGAATTGTTACTCACCAAACCATTTTTACCACACATTAACCACATGTAATACATGATAGCTTGCATCACCTAATACAAGGATAACACAAGCGCATAGCTCGTCCAGTTAAGTACGACTCAAAAGCCCCTGACTTACTATGCGGATTATGTTGTTAAAGTAGGTAGGATAATGCGTGTCTCACGACACAATGCAGTTAATGAAGTGCAGATGCAACGGGAATCGAACCCGTATGGCTGGAGAGACACCCCAATTTATCACCATGCAAGCACCTATGAAAAAAGCACCCACAGAAATTTGTGAGTGCTTTTACAGATTGATTGGATTTCGAGAATTATTTCTTCTCTATCTTATTACCATCTTTGTCGTAACCATAGAATTTACGCCCCCACGGGGTTTGTATCCATATAGCTACACCTGCAATACAGGCAAATATCAATAACAAACAAAGTACCGGATTCATTTTTCACCTCCCTTTTTAGAATTTCCAACAAACCACAAACCCCAGACCAATAACAGCAACGAAACAGCAACAGCCGACAATACATACAAATTCATGTTGCTTTTGTCTGAGAATAACGAAGAAATTAGCACCGTAGTAAATACATATTTGGATACATCCAACATATACCTACCAATCTCTTTAAATCTTTCGTCCATACAAATGTAAAGTTTTTATTGTTAAACATCAAATTTCACGGCGAAATTATACAAATTCGCTTGTGTTTGTGCATATCAGTTCCCCGACAAACTGAAGCACGCCACACTCCTACATATCAGTGATATATACAGGCATTCGTGATATGCAGATACGCTTCAATCCTCTTTATCCATGAAGTTTTTTACGTCTTCATAGTCTGTGCCTGATACAAACAGTATTGCAATGAAGATAAATATCATTACTATAAACATACTTTATCCTTTCTTTTAGATTATTATACATTAAAATTCAAAATCTACAATCACGCTTTTATCCCCACGGCAAAAATGTTCGTTGTTCACGTCATTGAAATCATAATACGAATAACGCTTCAAAGAACGTTCGTATTCGCCCCTAACATACACTTTGCCGTTTGGGCGCAACCGGAAGAAGTCACCCACTTTTAATTGTTTTATTGTTTTCATACGTTTATTTTTATTTATCCGAACATTCAAACATCATCATACAGTCGTATTTTAATTCAAACGAATCCCTAACTTCTTTGTGAGTTCTTAAATACTTGTCCCACTCTTTGCACTCAAAGCGTGCCGTATTGGGTGGAAATGTTGCAACCACACAATTATCACTATTACGTACAAGCGTTTTATCTCCCTTTGGTAACATTACGATTAAAGTATATTTTTTCTCCATAGTCAAATAATTTTAAATTGTTATACATTTGCGCATACCAACGCCCCGACACGTTGGAGTACACCACACCCGTAACACGAATGTTTGTAGTATGCAGATAGATACAATAAGGGGTGCAATTATCCATATAGATACATTACACCCTTACACGATTAGACACAATGATTCCACGATAAATTATAGTTTGAGTTCACCACGTTCTATTTTACCCTGCAAAAGTGCATCGAATACACGCATAACAGTAAAATTTTGGTTATACTCTTTCATTACTTTTTCGTACACTTTTTTTCCGTCTTTTAAAATGTATTCGCCTTTGTCGTTTTTCTTTGCGACTTTTGCCGGATAAAGCATTTTTGTACGTTCTTCATTCCAATAGCTTTCAGCCCAAAGCAATACGATATTTTTAAGTTCTATATCTTTAAAAGACAAACCCAAATATCCCTCAAAAGCATCTTTATAACCTTCCTTCCAGAACGAACGAATAGTTTTAATAACGCCGGATAAACTTTTTGTTTCTTTGTTTGCTTCACGAATTGATTTTAAAGCACTTACTTTTGAGTTTACAGACTGGTTTTTTACGTTTTTTGTTGCCATAGTTGTATAATTTTAAAATGTTATTAATTAATTTATTTGCAGTGTGTTAGGAAAATTGCACCTAAGAATAACGCTACCTTTGCAAGCTCGTTTCACACTATCAATCAGGGCACAATACGCCTCTGATACCGCTGTTTTTATAGGACTTACATACGCGGTTAACATACCTATCCTCACCCATCGGTTTTTAGTCGAGTTGTCACGATAGGGCATAATACACTCTATACTCAGTACCTTTGTGAGCTTTCGATATAATTTGCCGTTACCAGTTGAAAAAAGTACATTATACTTAACACGTGTGCACATTTCGTGCCTTATAACGTGTGTTGTCATTTCCTTAATAACGGGTTATATTGCCTCAATATGTCAATGAACTATTTGCACTTTTTGAAAGTCCCTTACTCTTTCGTTTGGCTGATTCAACATTTATTTTGTTTTCGCTTTTGTTTCGGTTATTGGTTTTTGTTTCGTTGTTTGTTTCGTTAACCGAACACTTCAATGATAATACAGCTTTTTTCATTTTCCAAACTTTTCAATAAAAAATTTTATTCGGTTGCTTTTCTTTTCTTTTTATAATAGGTATATAGAGAATATTTTAACATTTTAAAACCTGTATTTAGTTGATTATTAGTTGTTTATGTTTGAAATGTTAAATCTTATTTTTCGCTTTTTCCTTAAAATAATGGTTTCTATTCATTTGTAAAATCAAAAGTTATTTTCTATTGTTATTAAATAACTATGTATCAATATATTACATTTATCTATTTCAAAATATAGTTACAAAATAACCATACTATTTTTATATTTGCTTTCAATCTATTACTATGAATGAAGAAAAACCGCTTAAAAAGTCTTATTTTGATAAAAAAAGACATTTTTATTTATTGTATTATATTGATTATCAATATAGTAACAATTTTAAAAAGAAAAGGGAGGGTATTTGTGCTGGTGCGGATTCAATATTTGTAGTAAACCCAAATTTTCAAGTCTCGTTTTTAGCATATATTAAATCACTATAGTTATAAAATAACTATTATATATAAAGGGACATTTTTTCCAGAACCCCATTTTTCAAGTCTCGTTTTTTAGGGAGAAAAATACAACTGATATTGCCTCTCCCTCCAGCTTATCCATAAATCAATATACCTCCCTGAATCCCTTTTTATCCATCAGAATAAAAACGAGTCATTTTAAAGCCCTGTATCGCATTTTATTATCTCGATAATACAAACATACCAGCAAGCCAAAGAAAGTCCGTATATGCCAAAGCAAAGGCTATTTGAGGATATTTGATAGAAGGAACTGGGAAAATGATTTTTGAACCCCGATTTTTTTTACTTATTTGTTCAGTTTTGGCGAGATTTTGGCTAAAAACTTACAAAAACCGGATTTTTAAGACATTTTGGGCTGTTATAAGAGCAAAAAATCTAACTTTGCCAGACAAAAACTTGATAACTGTGAGAACGAACCAAGAAATAAAAGACTACCTGAAATTCGTTGTTCCGAGCGATGAAGGAAACGAGTATGCTATTATCCAGTATTGCCTTTCCAACTTTGACTTGAAGATAAAATTCAAGAAGCTGGAACCGGATGGTCATACCCCTACCGTCACATTTGAACAATTCAGAAAATGGATTGAAAGGGAATATATATCTGCCAATTCATTCATCGCTATAATTTCCGGCCCGTACTCCGGCGTAACCGGAATCATCTCATCAGTCAAAAACGATTCCCTGATACTGGGAGCAGTCCTTATGAAAACCGGGGACTTGATTACGGATAAAATCTCAATCCCGTTCAAATCGGAAATCAGACAGGCAACCGAAGAGGAACAAGAAAACATCCTCCATTCCCTTTCACTTAAAGGTCTGGAGTGGAATAACGATTTTAATCGTGTTACAGAGCGTTTCGTTCCCCGTGAGTGCAATTATATTAGATTCAGATCAAAAGTGTCTGAAAAGGGTGGAATCGGCGTTTTTCGGGCATTCTCTGAGGACGGGTGTGTTATCATGTATTGTGTCAAGCTGGAAAACGAACCGATGAGACATTCTTTAAAGGACAATATCGGAAGGCAGGAAGAATACGACTTCTTTGTAGCCACGGAGATAGAGAGGAAAAATTTCAAGATAGAACTGGCAAAATCCGGAAAGGCTTGGAACGGATACCTCAAACGAATCGAACCAATTGACTTCAGAGTCAACAAAGGCGAATATTACTATTTCATCAACGATAAGTTTTCCCCCTCCAGGGCACAGGATTCTTACAGTACACAAGACAAGCTGAAGTTCAACAGCGGAAATTATTTCAGGTCGCTGGAAGAAATCGAAGAAATGATCGACCATATAAGCGAATTTAGAAAGGAACAGCTTGCGAGACCGAGAAAGAAGGATTAGGAGAACTGAGAAGGGGAATTGCAACATAACCCCTTGACTGAATCTCAAAACTTCAAATCGGACAAAAGGCCGGGGTGTGAGAGCTTTGTTTCTCCACCCCTTACTTTTCCGGCAGATTCCTTACCTGCACCTTCCCTTTCTGCTTGTGGTCGTACTTGTCCAAATAAACCCATATTCCCCGGAATGGCTCGAATCCGCTGCCGTAAAGCTTGTAGCGGTCTATAATCACGTCCAATAGCTGAGAGATAGTATCCCAGTCTTCCATGTCACCGTTCTTGTACCCCATGTCGGAAAGGAGTTTCGGTATTATCTCTATAGCTTGGCAATCCCGGTTCTCTCCTATCGAAATTCTGGGAAATCTATATCTCTCCAGTTTCTTGTAAAAGGGATTCTCTTGTTTTCGGGCATTTTCAGCCTCTTCTCGGAACTTTAATTGGATTTCGATCATCTTACCGCCATCACTGCAAATCGTCTCACCACGGGCTTTATTTTGGCTTCTAAACCAGAGTTTCGTTTCTTTGTCCATCTGAAGTTCCGGAAACATGAAGGAAAGAAGCTGGGGATTGTCGTATTGCACCCTTCCTATCCTCAGAAGTTCCAAATCTCTCATGTACTCCACTACGAACTGGCGCATCTCATCCAATGTCACTTTTTCATCGACTGGGAAAGACTCTCTGAAATCCTCCTTTATCATCTCTATCTTTTCATCGTCTGAGAGTGAGATTAAGCTTTCATCGTAATTTTCGGAAACTGGGAGTGACATGAACTCTTCCCTTATCTCTTCCTCGGTTTTCTCTTTCCATTCCGAATAGTGGATTCCTACCCTGCATCCTCTGCTTTCAAAATACGGGAACAGATCTTCTATTTCCAATTTGGAGAGTTCTTCATCGTGTGAGAAATAATCTTCTTTCAATTCACTGAAGGTTTTCTTCAATTCCATCCATTTAGGGGTATCTCCTTCAGGGTACTCTTCCATCATGTCCCGGATTAGCATGTCAATGAATTTTTGATTTGAACTGGGAGTTTGGGGAACCTCAGATTGAATCGTTTCTTCTTCCTCTTTTTTGAAGCTGGGGATTGAAGGAGCGTCCGAATCCTTTTTTTCTGTTTTTTCAAAGCTGGGAGTGAAGGAGCTGCTTGAATCTTTTTCTTCAAAGCTGGGTGTTTGGGCTTGAACCTCGAATTGAAGATTTTTGGTTTCTCCTTCCCCCACACCCCTATCCTTATCCTTTGTAAAAAAGCTTACTTCGTAACCTTTTTTATTAAGCTTTTTAATATCTTCTTTTATCTCTTTATTTAACTCTTTAAACTCTTCTTTAAAATATTCTTTTAAGCTTATTATAATATTATTATATATATCTATATTACTTCCCGAAATCGGAAAGGTTTTGCCCTGAACCATTCCCGATTTCGGAAAGGTTTCAGATAACCCTTCCTGATTTCGGAAAGGTTCGTCCAAAACCATACCTGTTTTCGGAAGGGTTAGACTATTTTCATCATCGACCCCTTCCTGTTTTCGGAAAGGTTTTAAAGAAACCATTCCCGATTTCGGAAGGGTTGGTTCATTTTCGCACTCTAACCTTTCCTGATTTCGGAAGGGTTCATCCATAACCTTTCCGATTTCGGGTAGGGTTATATTTTCATCTTCAGAAACCTTTTCGATTTTCTGCACATATTTTTCTCTGATTGATAACAGACGACTTATTGCTTCATCCAGTTCTTGAATAAATCCATCAGACCCTTCCGATTTCGGGAAGGGTTTACTGATAACCGTTCCGAAATAAGAAGAGTTCTCTGCCAACCCTTCCGATTTGTTACATGGTTCCATCAAAACCGTTCCGATTTCAGGTACGGTTTGTTCCTTTGTTGATATGGCAGTTTCCTTCAGTGCGTTTATTTCCTCTTCGGAAACATTGCTCAAAGCTTTCTGTTCTTTTACGAATTTATCATCGCAAAACTTGGATAAGGCTTCACGATTATTGGTTGCTTCCAGTATTCTTAAAGCAATATTATACCCAGAAATATCCAGTGAACATTCCTTCTTGCATCCGGCCTTTGCGTCTGTAGACATCAACACCCCTATCTTCTCCAGCCGGTTTACACAAGCGGAAAAAGAATCGTTGCTCATTTTTAGTAGCTGTTTAAAAGTGGTTCGGCTCCATTTTGTATTATGACCAACGCTTTTATGATACTCCTGATTTAACAGGAGTACCAAAAGAGCCAATTCGTTTGCCTTGAATAGACAACTTGAATTAGGGTGAATCTTTACGAATTTAGTATTCTGGATTTGTTGTGTCATGCGTTTTCGATTTTGTCATTAACATAATAGTGCATTATCTTACAGTTCACCATCGGTTTGTAAACCTTATACCCCAGTTCTCTGGCGTATTTTCCTACCGTTACCCGGTTAGGAACTTTGGTGCTGTTTTCTAACATGTGCTGTGACATTTCCTCGAATGTCATACGCTTCTTCAATTTCATCATAATCTTGATTTTTAATTGTTCTTTAATTAATAATAGGGCTACTGCTATTGATTGTGTTTGTTGGTTTTCAATATTAACATTCTTTACACATTCGCCTTGTCCAGTTCGGCAATCTGCTTCTGTATCTTGTTCATATTATCCTGAATGATCTTACAGCTCTCGTATTGCTCATGTTCTTTTGCATACTCCAGTACGAAAGAAAGCATCATATACGAGTTATGCAGGCTTCTTCTTTCAGCACATCTGGATTGGTATATGAGATACTTCGTATGGCTTACAAGATTTTTTATACGCTTGTCATAAATACTTGTTCTTATATACAGGAAAATCATCAATAAAGCACAACAAGCGATGGTTCCGATAAATATTAATTCATTCATTGTTTGTTATTGTTTTGGTTATTGTTTGCAAGGCGGTGCATCCCCGTTCCTTCGACATTCTTTACATAGTTCTTTCATGGAACACTGAGCGCATTTATCTTGCTCTTTTATTTTCAGTAAATGCCTTATTACTAATAACGTTATTACTATAAATAATAAATATGTCATTTCGGTTCTGATTAATGAAGGAATTTATAGCCTGGATGAATCGCTTCAGCTTCTTCCTTCGTATTAAACATTAAAGTTGTAGTGCCAGTACCACCTACATCCTTGTAAGCGACTTTCAACCACCATTTATAATTTCCACTGCCATAATCATCATAGTAAGGTTCCCCGATTACCTCAGTAACCCATGTGTCTATAAGATTCATTTCTTGCTATCATTTAAATATTGTTCGTCAAAATAACCATGTCTAATCAACCATCCAATCATCGAAATGTAACATTCTATTGGATCATCTTCTATGTGTGTGCCAACCAGACAATCGGCGGTGTATCTCCTTATTGAGAGAATATATCCTTGTGCTTTCTTTGTCAACTCTGGGTGGTGAGGCTTAAATCCCGGTTTTGGATCTGGAACCTCAGTAGGCAACAACTCCAACAGCCTTGACAGACTCCATGCAGGAATGTCTTTTCCCCACAGGCTATCAAAGATTTCTTCACCAGTCATTGGTGTTCCATCAGGGTGTTTGTGAAATGGAAATTTTAGTTTGGCTATTCTTTCCGGTGTCCAAAACTTACCTCTTAATGTTGGCGACTTGGTTTGCAGCTCCCACTCTAAAGCTGGTACCTTACTCTTTGTATGATGATATACCATATCAGCCGTTTCCAGCTTTAATCCCATTGCAAGCAGTCTTTTTGACTGCTCACGGGTAGTACATATTTGCGATTTAAACTCCATAATTTTTGTTTTTATTTAATACACTATCGAATTATTGTAATCTCAGGTTTTCACTAACAGATTCAGCATGAATACCTTTACATATTTCCACATTTTTGCCGGCTTCTATACCTCTCATAGCGCATAAAGCATCAATATTCGACTTTGATTTTCTGACCTCATCAATCTTTCTTCCTTTAAGGAAATCATCTATTTCATTTTTTGTGGTACGTACAAGAGCTGTGATATTGTTTTTTGTTTCCAATGTCCTTTTGCTCTCATCAAATTTTTCTGAAAGACCTATAACACAACCGTATAGGAATGATTTTAAATACATAATAAGGCTTTTGGGGCTTTTCCCGTATTTCCATATACAATCATGTTTATATTCCTCATAATTACGTTTGCCGATAGCTATAAACTGGTGAGATAAAAAGGAAATGAGATACAGAACTACTTCAACATTCTTTTTTCGTCCTATTATTTCAAATTCACTACGTTTCATTCTGCCATTATTAAATTTGCTAATAACAAGACCACAGCACATATTATATTCACAAACTACTGATATAAGGTCACTATACCATCTACCATTTGTGCTTATTTTGAAAGGTATTTCTTCTGATACAATTGGATTCTCTAACTTCTCTTGCTCCGGTATATCGTTTTCAGTTAGATTATACTCCATCAACAAGCGTGTTATGCCTGCCGCAGCTGCATTTGCTTCGCCTTCGTTACCCAATGCAGTAGCTGACTCTTTTAGATTCATTAGCTTGCGCAACTTCTCTAATATTTTATCTTTCTTTGTTTTCATAATACTTGTTTTTTTTGATATTAGTTAAAACTGATTGCCACGTACCTATAGAACCGTATGTATCCGAAACAATAAGAGGGATTCTCTGTATTATCACCTATCTCAATTCGCACGTTATAGCCTTTCATCCGTAAAAAGCGTGCGGCTATTTCGTAGACGGTGTATCGTTTCTCATGAATGTCCCAGTAGCTGATTCCACACTCTGTCTGAGGAATGCCTTTTTTCAGAATCTTCTTAAAGGATTTGATGGTTCGTATGATTTCTTTTTTATTCATTTTTGGTCCTCCTTTTTTCCACCATATTTTTCAACATAATTCCTCCTCCAATTTTTTAAGTTCTTTTTCCAGTCTTTCTTTCAGATCATTCTCGCCATCATCATCGCTCAGAAGCCAGTCAATGCGGTTAGCGTAGATAGCAGCTTTGCGGAGTATTTTGACTGCATCTTTGAATATCTGAACGGTTTCCTCTGTGTACTCTGAATAGTATTCGCCATCCTCGTATTCCTGGTATTTGAGTTCCCTTACTTCTATTCGTTTGTCACCTTCCATGAACTCGGCAATGCGCCTTCCGTTTTTCTCATATTCACGAATAAACTTGTATGCCTTGCTTTTCTTGAAGTGACCGACTGCTTCATCGTAAGTTTTGAAGCCCATATAAATGCCTGTAGAATGCCAGTCGTCTATTTTCTTGAATACTGTTACATCTTCCCTCCACACCAAGGGCGGTTTCGGCTTAGTGGCTTCCTCAATCTCTCGTTCTATGCTGTCGGCAATATCTTCAATGTGATATTGCTGGTAATCAAAATGTCCTCCGCTCATAATTTAATCGTAATTATAATTATCAAATCCATTATCGGTTTCATCATCTGTATAATCTTGTCCGAAATCCATAAGTTATTCTTCCTTTCTTCCTTTGTCTTTCCCAGCCTGATACCAATAGTAACAACTTAGAAAGTGTACAGCGATTAATATTGCTACTTCTATCATATTTTATTTTCTTTTACATCATCATAAGTTGCATTATCATCGTAAATCACGTCAATAGAATCAAGTTGCGCTTCGGTAACCTTAACCTTGTTTTTATACTGCCAATCTCGTAATCTGTCGTGGATTTTTTTGAAATTGCTAAAAGTTATAAACTCGTTAACGTATAGAAAATACTTACAAAATACAGCTATCGCTAATTTTTCTCTGTTGTTCATCTTTTCTGTGTCGTCCATAATTCAGTTCTCCAATTTATTTTTATCGCCTAATTCAGATAATGCTTGTTCAAACTCTTTGAGTTTCTTAATGGCATAATCTCTACGATAAGTAATTATATCACGAGTTGTATAATTTGTATAGAACCGGTCTATAAGGCTTTGAACAAAAAACCTTTCAGGTTCTTCGCAATGATTCAATAGAATTACATAATTCGTGTTTCGTGGGTGGAAACATAGAAATCTATAATAATTCACTTTGCCGCAAGAACATTCAATTAAGCGTTCATCTATCTTTAATTTCTTAACATCTTCAGTATTTAATATTGGTTTCATAATTTAGTCCTCCATATTAGGTAATAGGTCTTCGATGTATGTCCAACGAACTTTTGCACAACGATCATGAAAAACAAATTCATTCATTTCATACCATTGCGTTAAATGATAGTATGGGACATAACCGTTATTGTATGTGATTTCTAACAAGCATTGCTTTCCATCTTGCGGTTTTTCTTTATTTATGTCGTGCCACACGGAGTTTATGCGCCATTCTGCACCTTTTGTGAAAGCATAAAAACCGACTTCATCGGTAGCATGAAGACTACCAGCATCGTAGTTATCTTCTTCGTAATTTACTTCATAATGATTTTCTGCAATCAATTTATCGGTAAACTCTTTTGCCGCTTTTTCAATATCTTCTCGTTTCATTCTTCAACTCTTTTCGGTTTTAATAGATATGATTTATAATACTTACAATTATTAGCGTCTCTTCTTGCTGTTATTCTTCGTAGTAAAGCCTTGCAATACATTTGGCGGTTAGCAAAAGCCACGTAATAAATGCAGTAACTACAATGTTTATCACCGTTCTTCATTTTGGCCTCCTTGCTTCCTTCAATTCTTCAATAAGTGCATTCGCAAATTCAACCGCATTAACAGCCATAACACAATACTTTTGAGTCAACACATTGGGGTCTATCATGCGAAGCATGGCTTCCTTTGCAACTTCATACCTGCGATGTTCCCAGTCAATATTGTCGCTCTCTTCGCCGGTCTTCTCCTTCTCTTCAAGAGAATCGTTATAAAGAAACTCCAATTGATCTTCACGGTAAAAATGCACCGTACCTATACGATACCACATTTTATAATGCTCATTATAGCCTACATCTATAACATCTTCGGTTCCTTTGATTCTTGCTTTCATTTTTTGATTACTTTTAATGTTTTGTTTTCGTTATTTGTTGTTTTATGGTTTAAACACGTAGTCAGCCCAAATCTCAACAAACTGTTCGCCAGCGTATTTCGCAAGTTCGCTTGACTTGAAGGCAAGCCGAGAACCAATGCTCGCAATTGCGTCCGATGAATCGTAGATCGTGCTCATACACGCAATGCCGACACTCGCATCCGCATTGCTGCTCGACCGAAATGCCACATGGCTTTTCTGTTCTTCGTCTGTTTCGCCTATTTCTTTTTGAGTATATGACACGAAGCAAGGGGAGTATCGCTTTTCTTTCTTTGCAAATCGTGGCTCCCAGCCCTCGTTGAGTGCTGCTGCGATGATGCGGAGTTTCAGATAAGCTATAATATCTTTAGGTATTTCTTCTTCTCCATCCATAAGACATGCAAAAATTTGATCATACTGAACCACATACGGATGACTCTCTCCCAATGCCTTATAAGCATCATCGAATGTTTTGATGCGTTCAGTTATATCTTTTGACTTGAATATTTCTTCACCGAACAAAGATTCAAGAATGTTTTTACAATCATTACTTGATTCTTTATATGCTTTAATTAAAGCGTCTGTATTTATTTGAATTAATTCTTTTTTCATTATCTATTAGGTTTTTCATTGTTTCTTAACCATCTATAAATTACCACTCTCGCCTTATCATATCGAAACCAATTCCATTTCCGTTTCGGGTGATAAACATATATTTTCTTGGCTATTCTCAGATTCATTTGTGTTTTTATTTATCTTCACTGAAACATGGGGTCGCATTCATCATGCCGACAAAATCTTCAACATCCAAATAGTCGATACCAAAATTTTCTGCGGTCTTTTTGTCGGAATCAGAGAATTGCCCGGTCTTTCCACTGGCATCACCAATCATAAGGGCATCATCCTTATCAAAGTTGAACTTGTCCATATATTCATCAAAAAAAGATTCAAGCATCCCGGTATTCGGCTTTCTGTATTTGTCAGTTTTATTATTCGATATGCACTGCTTAGCACGAACAACACAACCTATATTGCAATATTCTTTCACAACCCTTGAAATGTAAAGGCATTTACAGCTGATGGAAAACTCATCAACAAATCCTTTCTCTACACCACCTTGGTTGCTTACAATAAATACACAATCCGGTGCAAGTTTTTTAATTGCATCAAGCACATCAAATTTGATCTTCATATCCCAAATCCCTTCAGGAAAGGTTTTTCCACTGGCTGTTTCAATCAATGTTCCGTCAAGATCGGCAAACAACACTTTGTATTTTTTCATAATTTATCCTCCAGATTTTAATTATACTTTATTTCTATTGAATTATCGGCTTTTGGTTGTACGAGAATAACACCTTTATCCGATGTTATTCTTAGTATTCCTTTATCATTCATTCTAATCATGTAGTTACCCATGATATAGGTTTTGTTTTTCTCCAATTCGTTCATTGTTCGTATCCCGTTGGCGTATCGTGCACTATTGCAAAAATCAATAAGAATAGACCGAATAAATGCTTTTCATAAAACTTCTTTTATTAAATCCATACAATTCTGATACGCTTTCTCGAAATTCTCCTTGCTTGTTAAATGTTCCTCAATTTCAAAATCTTCTATCAGTCCATAGTTGCTCAACTGTATTTTTGCAAAGGGGGTATTTATATCATAAATGACCGTTACGGATGTGTAATGTATCACATCCCAACACTCCCCTGCACTTACACGATCAATACTGACAATCTTTTTATATACATTGGGGGCTTTATAAAGATATTTTCCTACCAAATTTTTATACTTGGCTATCTTAGATTCGTCGTCCAGTTCTTTCTTATATTTCATCATTATGTCATTTTAATAGCTTCTAAAATTCCTGCCTGAATAGCTTCCTCAAAAGAAAATATTCATTGCCGGAAAACTGCATACATCTCCCTTTTTTAATATCAATAAGCATATAAAACCATTTGTCGGTAGGAAAGTTATAATCAATGCTTATATGTACGCCCTTCTGTTCTCGCAGCCATTTTTGTGCCACATAAAGAGTAGGTTTTGGGAAATATACATATTCATCGCCAACCTCGCCGCTTTTAATCTCTGCCACCGCTTTTCTGTATCTATGTTCACATGGCCAATTGAAACCCTTTAGTTTCAGCAATACGGCTGTTTCTAATGTTACAAAATCTTCTTGGTTCATTTGATTTCATTTAATTGTTCCATAAATTTTTTCTTTCGATAACACATATAATCGTCTGCCATTTTTGCATCTATACATTGTGTACAATATGCAACAGGCATCGAACAATCTTCGCAAAATCCATCCAGACACAAACCGTCCGATGGTCTATATCTTATACAAGACCGACAGAATGCTTTAAGGGCTTTGTTTTTCATATCTTTTTCAGCCACTTCCATCGTACTGGTAATGTCTTTTGTATCATGTTTATTTGTTTCCATTACAAGACGTATAGCTTGTCTTATATCAGATATTTTCAGACGTTTGATAGTATTTCCAGTCTTAATCAGCAAATAATTTTCGTCTTTTGATATGCTGTCTATGTTTATGTCACATAGAAAGGTTTGGTTTGGGCTTATGTGGGAAATCAGCCCTTGATTCTCTTTATTATTCATATATAATTTGTTTTGGTTTATTCATACATAATTTACAAGCACTTGTGTATGTATGGTAAATTTTATCTTTTCGTTTTATTGTTCTCGGATAAAATCTGTGAAGTGGTAAATACCGACCACACTGGGAACACAATTTTTTAGTATATACTTCATTTTCCGTCTGGTATTTGTTACTAATACGCTTCTTTATCAGCTGGCAAGTTTTACATTCACTATCTGTATTCCGATATTTCCTGCAATGAGCCAGAGACTTTTTATTGCATTTGGCAAAACGAACACAATCTATTCGGGGGACGGTCTGATATATGTTCATTGGTTCTGTTCTATTTCCAATATTTTCCTGTCACAGATAATCTGGCGGTCGGTTATTTTTGAAATCAATTTGATTCCTTCCAGTGTCCGACATCTTGATAAGGCTACATAAACCTGCCCGTGCGCAAACGCTCTTCCGGCATCAATGATCACCTTGTCAAAAGTCAAGCCCTGGGATTTGTGAATCGTGATAGCCCAAGCGAGTTTCAGAGGGTATTGGGTACAAGAACCGATTTCTTTCGCTACAATCTTTCCTTCAGCATCACACTCGTACTTGACATTCTTCCAAGTATATTTGGTAACGATAATCTTCTCTCCCTTATCGGTTCTGACTGCGACATAGTTGAATAGATCGTCGTTTATGATTTCCTCCACAACCCCAAGCATACCATTGTAAAACTTTCGTTGCTCCATCGGGGCTTGGTCATTGGCACAGAACATGACTTGTGCACCGACCTTCAGGTTCAATTGAGGTTCACACGGGGCTGCGTTCTCAGGAAAATCACCGGACAGTATTGCGTCATATCGGTAAATTTCTCCTTCCAGCCTTGCTAAACTATCCATGTTTATGTTTTGGGCTGACTTATTGGTAGCACAAAGCGTTATATATCCGCTCTCTTTGTTTCCTATATATCTCTTATCATAAAGTTCAAGTAATTTCTTTCTGCTTTCCGCTGAAAGGTTCCCGTTACGAACTTCATTAAGCAAGTGGAGAAATTCTTCGTCAGACTGGCGAAACACATGGCTGAGATTCACAGTCTTGAATCCGGCTGTTTTTAACGCTTTCGAGCAAAAGAAATAAGGAGAATCATAATACTTCTCAACAAGCCCCCATTCTTCTTTTATTGTGACAGGGGGAAGCTGATAAAGGTCTCCTATCAAAAGAAGCTGAACACCTCCGAACGGCTCTTTGGTATTCCTGTAGAAACAAAGCGCATCGTTTACCGCATCAAGAAGATCCGCACGAACCATTGAGATCTCGTCTATCACCAGTAATTCTAATTTCTGGATAGTTTCTATTTGCTTGTCATTTAATTTGTATGAGCCTAATACATGGAGGGTTTTGCCTCTGACGAAAGCCGGTTTGTAAGGTGAGAAGGGCAATTTCAAGAGAGAATGCAGGGTTACACCTCCGGCATTTATCGCTGCAACTCCGGTCGGGGCTGCGATTATTGTATTCTTCTTGCAGACACCCAGTATATATCTGAGCAAGGTGGTCTTACCGGTTCCTGCCCGGCCTGTCAGATACACATTGGTATTCGTGTTTAAAACTAAATCAATAGCTTCCTTCATTTCGCTATTGATGATGAATGTGGGTTTTGGTTGGTTTGCCATATTCTTAAATTATTTCATTTATTAAAAGATTCTGGTAGTGAATCAAATAATTCTGGAACCTGATACATTTGATTTCTTCGGTTTTCTTGGGACAGTAATCCACATGCTCACAACTGAGACAAAGACTCTTTAATGCTGCGGCCATAAACTTTTTCTGTGTAGGTATCAGTTCTTTTTGTACCAATGCTTTGATATAAGCAGGATTTGGTTCTATCATAAGTCCTATATCGCCACCGGATATTTTCTTTCCCATTAAAAATCTATCGAAGTGTACACATCGTCTATCTGTTCCTTGCTTAAACCTATATACCGTCTTGTAATCGCAATACTGGAATGATTGAACATTTTACTGAGCAATACAAGAGCCGCTTCGCTTTGCCCTTCCTTCTCATATACCCATCTTCCGAATGTTTTCCTAAGAGTGTGAGTGGAAATCCGGCTGATCGGAAGAGAGTATTCTTCCTTCAGTGTCTTCAGTACCCGGTTGATTTGCCGGTCAGTATATGCGGTAGATTTTTTGGGGTGCTTGATGATAGGTAGTTCCAAGTCCGGAGAACCAAGCAATTTGTATAATTCGGCAATTCGCTTCTTGTTTGTCTCGCCTATTCTGATAAGGCGTGTCTTGCCCGTTTTCTTTTCCGTAATACAGATTTCGTCCTTACAAAGAATGTCTATCCACTTCAAAGATAATACGTCCGATACACGCAAAGCCGTACAGAACGACACTCTGCAATATAATTCGATCCAGTATTTCTTGTCAGTGAACAGACATTCCAATAGTCTCTTAAAATCTTCTATCTGAAGAGGCTCTGATTCTACTATTTCTCCTTTTATTTTTCCCATAATTAGTGATTTTGTCTTTTTACGAGAGCAAAGATATACATTACGGGAATATCATCAAAGAAAAATCAATAAATATTTTTTCTATTAACTATTTTAACCTATCATGTTAATATATAGTTGGTTAAAAATAAACTAAAGCAAATGCTTACTTCTAAATAATTCGATCGTATCAATCGCTATTCCCAACTCTTTAGCCTTTTGCATCTTGGAGCTATTAGAAGAAAGATCTGCAACTATAAGATTTGTGGTTTTCCGGCTCACACCGCTTACAACTTCTCCACCTTCTTGAATAATTGTATCTTCCAGTTCCTTGTCTCGGATTCCGGTAAAGCAAACCTTCAATCCGGCACATTTTCCGTTGGATTTTATCTCTTTCTTTTCAGAAGGACGAAGTTCAAGCCCGTTTGTCTCCAGAAATTTATAGAAAGGTTTGATCCCGTCACAGAAAGAGCGGTATGTCTTGGAATCTCCCGGAGAGGACATGGGGATGTATTTCTTTTGATAGAAAAGATCAATAAAGCCGCCCATTTCACTTAGGATTTTTCTTGCCTTTATCAGTCCGATCCCCTCAAAACAATCGCTGGCGTGCATCAAGGTTGCAGCATCCGTCTCTTCCAGTGCTTTCTTGTTGTTCTGGAGGATGATATTTATCGTACTGTCTCCAAAGCCGTCTATTGCAAGGATTTCTTTCGGAGTGATATTCAAAATCTTCTTTATCGAATCGAATCCGGCTTCAAACAGTTTTGCATAGCTTTCCTCTCCCATATTCTCGGCTCCTAAAACGGTAAAAAAATGGATGATTTTCGCCAGTTTTCTTCCCGGACAGTCGGGATTGGTACAGCATAGTTCTACCATTGTACCATTCCATGCCGTAGGTGCACCACACGAAGGGCATATTGAAAGCTTGCTCCACATTGCTGTTTGTTCTTCAGAGACAGCAGGTTTGATGGTGGAAAGGATTTTCGGAATCACACCGCCTGAGCGTGTAACCAGAATTTCCGCTCCTTTGGCCAATTGCTTTGTCTTAATGAAAGCGGCATTGTATCCGGTCGGGTTCTCCATTTCACAATCTCCGGTATCCACTGTTTCAATATTTACGACAGGCTTCAATGCCCCAGCCTTGCTGACTTTCCAAGTGATAGATTTGACGGTTGTGTGAAAAGCGGATGTAAAATCCGGATGCTTATAAGCGATTGCGTATAACGGATTTCCAGTTGTCTCATGTCGCCCTACCTTATCCCAGATGGCAAGATCGTTAATATAGATTACAACACCGTCTATCGGATAACCATTCGACCATGCGGAAAATAAATCTTTCAGTGACTCTTCTGTCAATTCTTCCACCTTGCACTTATGGAACAAAGGTTGTTGTTTGTAAGCTTCGCAAAGTTCCTTTATCACCTGCTCATAGGTTATATATGAGACAAGATCGGACTGACCTATTCCATAACGATACAAGGAAGCGTGCTGGATAAGGCTGTTCGGTTCATCCGCATTCAACATTCCGGCTGCGGTATTACGAGGCGACTTGAACTTTTCTCCGGTACTGGGAGAGAATTTGTCTTTGAAGAACTTGTCCCAGTTTTCATTTGAGATTATAAATTCACCAAAAGTAAAACGGTAATGGGCATCCTTCATTATGTTTGCGGCCATTATATGTTTTGAACAATCCTGCCCCTCATTTTCAGCACCGCCACGAGAATAAGCCATGCCGGTTAGTTCGTTTACAAGCAATGACAAGCCATCGAATTTAGGCATACAGATTACTTCTGTTCTTCCTGTAAGTCCGAGAGATTTGCACCATTTGGTCACTTCACTGAGGCTTTTTGCCTTGTTCAGTGATTTCATGGGGATAGGCAAGGATACCTTTCTGCCGGTAAAAACGCTGGCAGGTTCTATGTGTTTGAACCAGTCGCTATCGGGATCGAGTTTTCTTAATTGTTCAACTTCCGCATCGTACTCGGCATCGGAGATTTCCGGCGTTCCTTTACGATACAATTCGTTATGGCGTTTGATATTGTCTAATAACGCTTCTTTGGTTTTGATTATATATTGTTCTTTCATGTTATAACGGGTGTTTTTGACATTGTGATAAATTGCAATGATTATCAGAAAAGATAGATGATGCCTACAAAATAGACATCATCATATCAGTTTGCATTTAGTCTTTATAATACAACAATTTACGTTCTCTTGAAGCTCTTTTTATTGTTTTTCCCCACGCTTCTATCAATTCTTCGCACTCGGATTCAAAAAGCCGGCAAGCAAGATCGTATAACTGAGGCATCATATCCAGACTCTCTATGACATCCAGTTTATTTTTATAACCACCATTGTTCATTCGGGCTGTTAGGTTCTTGTGGTATTTCTTGTCAAACTCCTGATATAACAAACGCCAGTTCGCCCGTACTGTTTGTGGCCCGCCTTTTTGGACAATCTGAACGATACGTTGGCGCATCTCAGCAAGAGGAATTTGTTTTGTTAAACCTTCAATAACTTGTGTTTGGTAAATGTTGGCTTCTGAAAGTTGTTTGTTGGCTTCTTCCGCTTCTATTCTTTTTTGTCTTTCTTCTTTAATCTGAGTGGCAAGACGAATTAGATAATCTGGAGAAAGGAGAGCTTTTTCGAGCGTTTGTTCTGTCATATATGTACCATGTTTGCGGATAGATGGAAGAACGTCATTACATACCCAATCTTGGAATTTCTCAGCTTCGGGTAATTTTGATTTCATTGTTAATCTATAAACTTCACCCTCTTTGCCGAACTTGATGTTTTGTATACCACCATTTGTAGGGGTCGGCAAAACAACGACCCCTTTACAATGTTGGTTTACAGCATCGGCTGGCCTATTATAGCCAAGTGCTTTAGCTACATCTGTCAAGCAAAACAATGGCTCGTTGTTATTATCCAGTACAATTCTTACTTTCCCGAATTGTTCATTTTGAAAAATTTGAATGTGATTCATTGTCTTTAATAAGATTTTGGTAGGTACTAATCACTGCACCTAATATTAATTTGAAACTGATTTAAATATCATATTATTTAAATTTATAGTGGGGAACATTGCCCCACCATAACCCATCATTTTACCCCCGAATGTCCGAAACCTCCAGTTCCACGCTCTGTATCATTCAGCGTTTCTACCGGTTCCCATTCTGCCTGTTCATAGTGAGCAATTACCATCTGGGCGATACGCTCTCCATCATTGATTGTAAAATCCTCAGACGAAAGATTGATTAAAATGACACCTATTTCACCACGAAAATCTACGTCGATTGTGCCTGGACTGTTAAGAACCGTTAATCCCTTCTTTAAGGCTAACCCACTTCTCGGACGGATTTGTGCTTCGTATCCTTCAGGAAGCGCAATATGTAGCCCTGTGGGAACAAGACAACGTTCCAATAGTTTCAACACTATCGGCTGTTCAATATTTGCACGGATGTCCATTCCAGCTGAACCTGCGGTTGCATACTTAGGCAACTCATGTTTTGATTTGTTTACGATTTCTACTTTCATTACTTTAAAGTTTTGATTTTATTTATTCTTGCTTCTCTATTATGAGCCATTTTTCTTACTGAGTGATATTTTCGGGTTACACCGCACAACTGGTCGTAATCGGACAGCTTCAGGTTTCCTATATCACTCATTTCTATTTCCACATGGGGAGATACGTGCCTGAAGTAAAAACCACCCGTGGAAATAAACCTGCCTGTACATGCGAAGGAGATAGCCTGTAAATTTCCTCCAGTTAATTCATAAGCACTTCTGACCGACCGGGTAATCGCTATCAGAACTTGTGCTGCATTGAAAACTAATACTTGTTTTGGTTCTTTTAAAAATCCATTACTTTCTTTTTCCATTTAATAAATCTTGTAATTGTTCAGAACTAAATCTATTTTGTGCTTGGGATAAGATGGCTGAATCGGAAATGACAAAACCGTTTGAAAACAATTCTTCAATCCTTTCCAGCATGTACATTCCAAAATCCGTATCGACATAGGCAATCAGAAGAAGTTCAAGAGGTTCCATAATCAGCACGTGCCCGGTATTGGTCTCGTTGATGATTATATCTTCTCTCGGTACATCGTAAGCTGCAACGGCTGCATTTATCCATGAAAGAAAGTTCATCTGGAACAAACTTATATGGTTTGCTCCAGTCTTGCTTTTCTTTTCCAAAAAATGCGTCATATCCGCATAACGATTCCCTTCTTGATCTGCGCCTGTCAGAAGATCCGGAAATTCCGCATACTTGATCTCCTTGCACACAATCACTTTACTTTTCATAATAGCCCGGTATTTTCGGATTTAAACAAATTGTTTTTGTGCATTTCTTCAGTTACCAAGACAGAAGAAGCCTTGTCAAACTTCACATCACGAATCGCCCAGTCACGGGTTTCAACTTTCGTCAAATACTTGGAGACAAAATCGTAGGCTTCTTTCGGAGAGGAAGCAGCAACGTAGATGTTTTCTTTCTTGGATTTTTCCTTGCCGTTATCGCTGATCTCCGTGTATTTGACGTTCACTGCAAACAAGGCTGCTTCATCCTCTCCTTCTGAAAAGAAATACAACACATAATTTTCCTTATACTCCTTGTCAGTGGAGAAGGTGTCTGTAAAGAGTAGTTCGGGGATTTTTGCCTTCACGATCTCATATTTGACGGAATCATCATATTGTCTCATTTCTTCCATCATTTCAAACGCCAGAGCTTCTGCGTCCGTGTAATTTACCGCAACGACCAAATCGTCTTCTTTCTTGGTTGCTAACTTTCCGTCACTGTCCTCGCCCATATACTCGAAGCGGAGTCTGTAAAATTCAATACCTGTATTCATAGTCGGTATACTTTAATTGGTTAAATAAATATGTTTTGGTTTTTAATTACGCCGCAAAGATATGTCTTTATATAATACAATCATAATATTTCATATATTTTATTTTGTATTTTTACTTATACATCTGATATATTGCTATTTATAAATACATATAAAAGATATAATAAACAAATAATATCATATACCTAAAAATTCAACATATCTTTATATAAAGAGAAGATAATCGATATGTTATAATTTTCAATAACAATCATTATCACCATAATACAGGTTTACATATCCCTAAACAACAGATTGTCTGCTTCGCACCTATTCTTTTTAAAACATAACTTATGGATAGTAAAAATATAGAAGGAGCGTTTAATAATCAGCTACTTGACAGTATTTTCAGAACAAGCAAAAAGACGATACAGGAATATGTCTGGGAAATCGAGAGGAACAACAGATATAAATCCACACGTTCAAACGTAGAACTGGGAACAATCTTGGATGACAGGTCACGGCTCATCGATTTGTATGAGGCAAGCTTGCAGCAGGACGCACATATACGATCGGTCATAGAGACCCTGGAAAGTCAGATTCTTGGCGACCGTTATATGCTTGCGAAGATTAACGAAAAAGGCAAGTATGTCAAAGATGTAGAAGAAACACAAAAGATACAGGGTTCCCAGTTTGACAAGATGATCAAGGGAATTGTGGAATCCAAACTGTACGGATATACATTGTTGGAGATTCTGCCTGATATAAATCCGCTTACAGGAAAACTCAGCCATATTAATATCGTTGAGCGAAGAAACGTGCTGCCGGATCAGAAGGTGGTACTAAGAAGACAGGGTATATGGCTTCCCAACTGGGATGTCACCTCTCCTGTCTACAAGAACAATTATGTGCTTATTTCATCCGGGGATCTCGGTCTGTTTTCCGCTACCACACCTCTTATTCTGGCTAAGAAATTTACGATGGCCAACTACGTCAATTTCTCGCATACATACGGCCAGCCCATCATTCATGGAAAAACAGTGTCGGAAAACAATGCGGACAGAAAACGTCTGGCTAACGATATAGCCAATGCTGCGCAAAACAAGGTTATCGTAACCGGACTGGAAGACGAAATGGACATCAAGGCTTTTACAATGTCGAACTCGGAGAAAATCTATACCGGATTGATAGAACTGGTAAACAGCGAGGTTTCCAATCTGATTTTGGGATCGGAATCTATGGCCGGAGGTATGCAGTCCTATGTCGGTTCCACAAAGGCGCACCAAGACATATTTCGTGACCGTATAGAAGTGTATCGCAGGTACATTGAAAATATAATGAACGAAGAGATTGTTCCCCGTCTTGTTATAATGGGATATATCAAACCCGGTCTGGTGTTCAAATATTCAAATCGTATCGAAATGAACAATGAAGACCGTATCAAGCTGTATGGCCTTCTGACGGATAAGTACGAGATTACGGGTGATGAGATCGAGAAAGAATTTGGTATCAATGTCGGAAAACAACTCAATGTAATGACCGGAGCAATCGGAACATCCGGTGCTATCGAGGGTAGTAATGACCGGCATATCATGTCGGACGAAGAATATCTTCGCAGATACGGACATCCGAGAGGACAAACATCCAAAGTCACAAATTTTATCCGGGGAATGAAGTAGGCGGCACGGCTTCATTCCCGAATGTGGTTGCCGAACGCTACGAAGCACCCAAAGAAGAACCAATTAGTCGTGAAAAGGAAGAGTTTCTATTGATTCTGGAAGAGTTTAGGAAATTTGTTTATCGGGCAGAAAACAGTGCCGAAGCTTGGGAAGTGTTTGAGGATATTGTTGCTCTCAGGGCTTCTTTTCTGATTGATCGTGTACTAACTGGACTCAGAATGGATTTCGATAAGGCTTTTGATTTGCTAAAGAATTTCAATTCCTCTCTTACGGAGAGAGAAAGGCAAGAACGAGATATTTTGGTGGCAGCAATCGAAAATCTGGTTGATTTTGCGGTTGCGGAAGAGTTTCAGATGATAAACGAACTGCCGGAAGAATTGGACATAGAGGATATGGAAGAATACGAAGAGATTTGTGAGAAATACAATTTCCAGTACGCTTCTGTGGAAAACGAAGACGTGTTGTATTCTGCTTCTATGGCATACTGGTGGATAGGCATTGCTTCCAACTCGATCGTTACCTATATGACACAAGGGGACGAAAGAGTCCGGGCTTCACATTTGGCATTGGAAGGCATATCTTTTCCGAAAAACGAGTTTCCGGTAGATTTGATTCCCCCTATCGACTATGCGTGCCGATGCTATCTGCTTTCGGATGGAACAAGCAGTGAATCGTTTGTTACGGCTTCTCTTGACAGAAAAAAGATCGGAAAATATAAAAAGTTAGTTAATCCAGTGTTCACTGAAAGTTTGGCTACCGGTGGAAAAATCTTCAGCGATGCGCATCCCTATTTTAAGATACCGACAAATAAGATTCTCCAATTACAAGAAATAGCCGGAAAAATCAAATCTAAATTTATACAGAAGAATGACTAAGGTTACTTTAAAGGAAATGTGCGATCAGCTGGGAAAAATATCTCCAAGCAGACTGGATTTTAATGTCGCAAACTTCGCTACCGAAGTGGGGCAATATTCAAAAAGAGTATTCAAAAAATCGTTCGATACACAAAGTTTTGATGGCAAGGCATGGAAACCAAGGGAATCTCGGTGGGGCAAACGGTTCACGCATCCTATCCTGAATGATACCGGAACGCTGAAAGATTCCTTCCCCATTGTCGAAGGAAATGATTTTGCATCCAGCACATCCAGAAAAGATACTTCTGCCAGAAGATCGGACGGGAAACTGCCGTTTAAAAGAATATCTGCCAGTTATACAATCCATACAAATGAAAAATCACAGGTTATTCGTGGCAAACGGGGAACCGGACGTAAAAGTATCGGATATGCTGCCATACACAACACTGATCCCAGAATATCGCCATACACCGTGAACCAATATTCTTCCAGAAAACCCGTACAAAGGCAGTTTATCGGATTTAATCGGGAAATAGATGATTATGTGAACAATAATTTAATCAAAGATGTATTGCTTAAAGGATTTCCTACATGATAAAAGATAAGATACCACAAAAGAAGTTGCCAAAGGAAGATTCTGAAAATGGTGAAATCACAATACCGGAATCAGTACCCAAAAACCCTTTGGATGAAATTTACAAGGCAGTCAAAAAAATCATATTGACAATCAAGGAGGATGAAGAAGATCCGAAAAGCCCGTCTCTATTTAAAACGGTCAAAATTGACAACGGGCAGTTCGAGAGGATTATCAGAAGTGAAAATTTGGAAATGGAAATCGCTTTTCCGGCTGTATTCATACATTTTACCAATGTCCGGTATCTGGTACAGCAGCAACGTATCGGGGAAGGTCGGGCTACCATGCGTGTCAGGTTTATTCTAAATACTTTGAACAATCAGGATGAAGACAAGGAATGTTATCCTTTTTATGTCTTTCAGAAGATAAACATGGCTATTCAAGATGCCAAAGACACCGAACCGGCCTTAAATGAAAGGTGTAATTTGACCTATTACGATATGCCTACCACAACCAATATGTTACAGGCATACTGGATCGATTACGAAGTGTGGTTCAGAGAGGATTCTGCTTGGAAATATCGAAAATGGCTGAAAAAGTATCTCGTTATGCCTCCGTTTACCAATCACGATGATGCACCGGAACATAACGAGAACCAACACGATAACCATACATCCCCTACATATAATGAAGTGACCGGTATTGTTATGACCGATGGCTCCGATCCGGAACCCGAAGAAGACCAGATATACAATTCTTTATTGACTGAGGACGAGAATGCTTTGATGTGGTCAGACGGACAATATATCTCACTGACAGACAAAGTGCAAGAATAAGAAAAACATATATTATTTCATTTATCTATTTGTATTAAAACACTATGGACATCAATAATTTAAAAAACATTGTTGGAGAAGCCAAACAGGGCGAGGTGGCTGTGATAAAATTCTTTGGCAGAGTAACCGAAGAGACCACCAGTCAATTCAATTCCGAATTTGAATTTCTGGAAAATTGCGTCAGACCTTCTCTTATCAGGATATTGATTAATTCCGAGGGAGGTTCTGTCTTGCATGGCATGACCACCTACTCGACCATTTCCAATTCCAAGATACCGACAGAATGTATAATCGAGGGGATCGCCGCCAGCATGGGTTCGGTTATCTGGGCGGCAGGTGACAGGTCTTTAATGAGGGATTATTCCATTCTTATGATTCACAATCCCTTCATGCCGGGAGCCGGGGAAGAGCAGTCGGATATGGTAAAGGCTTTTACCGGACAGATCGAAACCATCTACCGCAAGCGTTTCGGACTCACGAAAGAACACGTCAAGGCGATTATGAACGGAGAAGCGGATAAGGACGGGACGTTCTTTGATGCAAAAGCGGCAGTCAAGGCCGGAATCATTTCTGCCGATTGCGTGCTTAAAACATCCAAACAGGTTTGCGACAAGGTAAGAAATGGAATAAACGGCATCGAGAACAATGCTGCTATGATTCAGGATATGATGTGCAAGATCAATTCGGAGATAGACGAAAATAAACTATCTGAAAACGAATCTTCTAATCTTAAGCAAAAAGATAACAATCAATTTCTTAACAAAAAAGCAGAAAATATTATGAACGAAGGAAAAACTATCGGATTCGAGATCGGAGCGGTAGCGGCTTCGCTTGGCATGACCGGCACTTTCGAGGTTAAAGACGTTATGGCTCGTATCTCTGATCTGTTGGCGGTTGAAGCAAGGCTTACTACAACCCAAAAGGATCTGGAAGATGCGAAGACCGTTATCGCAGGTAAAGAGGCTACCATCCAGAACATGCAAAAGGATTTGGATAGTGTCAACGCCAAACTGAGTGTATACGAAAAGAAGGAGGCTGACGAGAAAAAAGCCAGAATTGAGACTATGGTTCAGAATGCCATTAATGAAGGCAAGATTGAAAACGGGGCCAAAGAACAATGGGTTCAGATGGCAACCGCAAACTTTGATCTGGCTGAAAAGACATTGGCTTCGATTCCGGCTCGTGAAACCATCACAAAGGAAATCGCAGACGATCCGGCCAACATTGATGCAGCTAAGGAAGCCGCTAAAACTGCGGAAGAAAAAATGGCTGAGAAAGTCAAGGCTGTTGTCGGTGCGGATTTCGAGTTTAAAACACTTTCCTAAAAACTAAAACCAAAACTTAACTAACAATGGCAAGTACAGTAAATTTTGCTCAGAATGGTTATGCAGGTGAAGTTCTTGAAGACTTGCTAACCTATACAGCACAGGGTAACGACACATATAAGGAAGGGCTGATTCACATCAAGAGCGGAATCCAGCATAAATATACGCTTCCGGCTATCAAACTCGGTGACATCATTCAGGATAACGTACCGACCCCGACAAGCACTCAGGGAGGCAGCAGCGATGAGTTCAACAAATACACGCTGACCGAACGTTATCTGGAACCGGCAGATTTCATGGTTTATCTGGAATTTAACCCACGTGACTATGAAAAATACTGGAAGTTCGCACAGCCAGAAGGCAATCTGGTATTCCGTGAACTTGATCCGAAGATTCAGGCGACAATGCTGCGTCTGTTGATGGACAAGAAGAACGAATACATCGGCAATGCGATCTGGACAAGTGCAAAAGGCGGCAATGCAAGTGCAAAAGTAACAGAACCTTCCGGATGCACAAAGATCGGAGATGGCAAGGAAAAATACTTCGATGGCGTTATCAAACGCATTATTGACAATGTAAACGCACAGGACGCTGAAACAAAAGCAGGTGGTCAGTGCATTTTGGCTGGCAACACCGAATTGACGGATGGTGCGGCTGTCGAAAAAGCGATGTATGCGATGTGGAAGAAATGTCCGAAACAGATCCGCAAAAACTCCAATCTGGTTTATGTCATGGGTTGGGACGCTTGGGATGCTTACGACCAGTATCTTTCTGACAAACAGGTGAAGTATTCTGAGAACACGGAAGTGAACAAGTATCGCTTCAAAGGCAAGAGAATCATTCCTATTGTCGGGGTTCCGGAACACACAATCGTGCTGGGCAACTTCAGTACCGGTATGGATTCAAATCTCTGGGTAGGCGTTGATTACGCTAACGATACCGAGGTTCTGAAGATCGACCGTTTGCAAGCCAACTCGGAATTGTACTTCTTCCAGATGAGAATGAAGATGGACGTGAATATCGTTCGTCCGGGCGAAATCGTGGTGCATACGGCATATAAGAAACAAGATTAACAATCTTAATCAAAACCTAAAAGGGAGTGGAGAAAGACTCCATTCCCTTTTTTAATAATCGTATATATGGCAAGACCTAAGAAAATTGAAGAAACGGAAGGTTCCGTATTGAATGCGAGAGAAGCAGATGTAAAACAACCAGAGGGACAAGATACTTCTGTTTCAGAAAACACAGAAGATCAGGAATCGGAACCTGTTCAGATCCCCAAACATATTGACGATGTATTAAAGGTATATCCTCAATATCAGAATTTATATGTGGACGACAAGGGTGGGGCTTATACGGAAGAAACCACCGAAAGTCTCAGAGGGGAAGCCAAGCTTTACAAAAACCCACATTACACAGCATAATTTTAACCAAATCATTATTATATGGCATTAGGAAATGTTTTTATAACAGACACGGACGGACGTTTGCCTTCAGCTACATCCACATCCAATGAAAAGATCACGGGATTGCTTTTTGATGTTTCAAAACAACCGGAACTTTTTACTGCCGGATACGGAAAAAGCAACGAATCCAAACTGAAACTGGGAGACGTGTGCTATATCACAAGCAGGGCACAGGCCATCAAAGACTATGGCATCATTGAAAGGGTAGAATGCGATGAAGGCGATGAAGCGACCAAGAACTTCATGTTCGGCATTCCGAACTATCATATCTCTGAGTTCTTCAGAATGAGCGGAAATATTGATGGATACGGCAAGCTCTACGTGATGTTTGCGGATTGTTCAAGTAACTGGGACGCTATCGAGATCATGCAGCGTGCTTCGGGCGGTACTATCTCACAGCTTGGTATCTGGACGGAACAGCCGTTATGGAAAAAGAGTGAGGAAACATATCTTTTGAATATCGTAAAGACAATCAATGATAAAGCGGAACTTCTGGCTACCCAGAACCAACCACTTTCTCTTGTGTTGTCTGCAAGTTGCGCAAATACCGGTACGGATGATTCGGATGGCAAGAAGGTGGATTTAAACAAGATCCCGACCTGCATCTGCGATTCAAGCCGCACATCGGTTATCATCGGACAGGCTCGAAATGAATTGATCTCAACAATGCAAATGCGCAACAAGAACTGTACTCCGGTCGGTTTCTTGGGTTCGGTCATGGGTTGTATAGCCAAAGCGAACGTACAGGAATCTATCGCTTGGGTGCAGCAGTTCAATCTTTTTGGAGATAATTTCCAAGATATTGAACTGGGATTCGGAGATTTGAATCTGAACGACAATGAAAAATTTACAAGCTTGAACGCATACGAGTCGCTTTCTCCCGTAATGCTGGACGATCTGGACGATAAGGGGTATATCTTCCCTATCAAGTACGCCGGAAAGGAAAACGGCGTTTACGTTTCAAAAGACCGCACTTGTTCTGACGGGGACTTCAGGACAATCGCCAGAAACAGGACTATCAACAAGTCACGCAGGGCTGTAAGACAGGCTTTGCTGCCTTATGTGAACTCTCCGCTTTTGGTCAATCCGTCTACCGGATATTTGGCTCCGTCCAAGATCACGTCCTTCAAAAATCTGATCGGTGACATCCTGAACAAGATGAAGACAGCCCAAGAAATTTCTGGCTACAGCGTTGTTATCGCTTCGGATCAGAATGTATTGGTAGACGACACACTAAGGATTGCGTACTATTTGGTTCCGGTCGGAGTTGCGACCTCTATTTATGTAGAAGAAGGATTATCACTAACCGAAAAAAGCTAATAACAGATGGCAGTAATTAATAACGTTGCTTATTCTTGGAGCATGATTACCCTTGCCTCTACCGCACTCGGCATTGACGAAGGCAGTACGACACTGGAGGGGGTATCGGGCATTAAATGGAATAAGACTCGTAAAATTGAATCCAATTACGGACTCGGCGGCAAGCCGGTTTCAAGGGGATTCGGTAACTTGACTTATACCGCATCCATCACGATGGACTATGCTACCCAGCAAGCCCTGAGAAGCACATACGGCTCGCTGATGGATATTGGGGAGTTCGACCTGATTGTTTCATTTGCCAACCCGATGGCATCGGACGATTGGACTACAACTACCGTGACACTTAAAGGATGTATCTTTAATGAAGACGGAATGGAGTCGCAACAGGACGATACAAACATTACAAAAGAGTTTCAGCTTAACCCGTTCGATATTGTTATCGGAGAGGGTTAATTCTAAGGAAGGAGCGGTTGTTGATACACCGCTCCTTTTCGTTTATGTTCTTATTATTTGGGTTATTTTTATTATAAATAACACAAGCACATAATGGGGTTTTGTTAATTTTGTCGCTCATTTTGTTTTAGATTAGAGATGTTTTTGAATATTCTATTATCAACGAAGTTAGATTTATTTTTAGACAAGTTGCTGGATTTTAGTGTAAATGCCGGTAAAAACATTTTTATTGCTTGTCTTATTTATTCAATCGGGTGTTTTATAATCAAACAGATAAACAGGCTGGTTGCTAAAATTCTGGAAAAACGAAAAGTGGAACCAAGCGTACAGACTTTTCTGAAAAGCTTGGTGAAAATTCTACTTAATATGATTCTGGCTTTTGCGGTAATAAGCAAGCTGGGAGTGGAAACCACCAGTTTTGCGGCTTTGATGGCTTCTGCCGGTGTAGCTATCGGTATGGCACTTTCAGGAAACCTATCAAACTTTGCAGGAGGACTGATAATTTTGGTATTCAAACCATTCAAGGTTGGAGATTATATAGAAGGCCCTGACGTAAACGGAACAGTGAAAGAAATACAAATATTCCATACGATACTCTCGACTCTTGATAATCGTATGATATATGTCCCGAACGGGATTTTGAATAATAATGCCATCACCAATTACAGCAAGCAAGAAACACGGCGTGTTGATTGGGTGTTCGGTGTTGAATATGGAGAAGAAATAGGGAAAGTAAGGGCTGTTATACAGCGAATTATCAAAAACGATCCACGTATATTGGATACACCTGCCCCACTTATTGCTCTTTCCACATTAAATGCGAGCAGCGTTGATATTACCGTCCGTGTCTGGGTAAAAGCCAGCGATTATTGGAGTGTGTTATTTGATATTAACGAGATTGTATATGATACATTCAATAAAGAGGGTATCAATTTCCCATTCCCACAGCTTACGGTTCATCAAACAAGTTCAAAATAAATATTGTGCATGAATTGCAGTTTTGTATCTTTGTAAGACCAAATTTAAAATTATCGTTTACAATCAACATTGATTTGTAGAGTGATTAGTAATCACGTACAATTTTGAGTTTTAAGTTAACCAAAACTTAAAAACATTCTTGTAAGACTGACCCTCTGGGATAGATCGTCAGCTTAAAATCATCTTCTCCCACAAACATTGCAGTTTCCTCTTCCCTATTCTTTTATAAAACCAAATCAATTTAGTTATGGAAGAAAAGAATTTAACATTAGAGCAAGAAAATGTAATTAAAGAAAAAGCGAAAAAGCTGAAAACTGAAGGCAAGTATCGCAAGGTGTTCCCGATGGTGGTGTTCGGTGACACGGAGTCAGGCGAAAAGGAATTTTATGTAGCTTACATGAGAGAACCGAATTTCCCGACATTCTCCAAGTTTATGGCCGCATCCAAGAAGGACGAGGTACAAGCCATGAGGACTTTGGCAAAGGATTGTTTCTTGGACGGTGACAAGGAACTGATCGACAACGAATCATTGTTCCTCTTCGGTTTGATGGGACAGCTTTCGGAAGTGATTTCTACTCGCCAATCTACCATCGTAAATTTTTAAATGACTGGGTGGTAAAGGACGACCAGCGCATCCGGCAAAGGTGCATCTATATTCGTCATTACTTTCCCGGTGTGGATTTGGATAGTCTCTCGGACGAGGACTTTGCAATGCTATCGGAAGACGCTCTTTGGTTGCATGAGCAAATGCTCATTTCTAAGGCTTCCAATGCGCTTCTTGCTTAATTCTATATATAATAAAGCCCTTTACTGAAAATCGCTTCGGTAAAGGGCTTTTGTTGTTCTGTTATGGGAGAAATTAAAAACGATAAGCGAATCCTAAATTGAATACGGCCTGATCGAAATCGCTGACCAGTTGATAGCGTAATTCAAAATTCATAATCCAATTGCTTGTCAGTGCAAAGTCGGCTCCACCACCAATATTCACTCCTACTCGACATTCATTGTGGTGATCGTCACCTTTGTCTATATGGACATGATCTCCATCAACCTCAATATCCAGCCCGTCTCCCAAATCAAACATCCAATTGGAAAATGTAAAGCCGAATAAGGGATACAGCTTGACGCTTCTGCCCACAGGACATAAATAATGGAGGTTCATGTTTATGTCTAACATACTGACATTGTCATTTTCTATAAAGTAATTCAAAGACGGTTCGAGACGTATGGGATTGGTTATATTGTACTGGTACTTCAATCCAAGACCAAGACTTTCGATTTCTGTTCCATAACTAAGTTCGAATCCAATCGCCTGTCTGCCTTTTTGAGCATAACTGCTACTTAAAACTACAAATAACAGCCCTAAAAAAATCAAGATTTTTCTCATTTAAATATAATTTTAAAATTAATAAGCGTCAATCGTCGTCATCATCGTCATCCCAATCGTCATCGTCATCATCCCACCTATAATGCTTGTGGTGTTTATATCTCTTATGTTTTTTATAATGTTTGTGATGATGTTTGTGATGATGGTAGTCACAGTACGAACAATAATGCTCGTGCCAACAATGACTGTGGTAATCTATTCTGTCATAAAAAGGATTGTAATATATTGACCCAGGTCTTATACCTATTTCTATCAAAATGCGATCCCAACCATGTCTATGATAACGTCTATAATAATCACAAACATCACGCATGTGTCTGCCAGATGTTTTGGCTATTTCAAGAGCTAAGCCCACATTCCCCCAATCTCTTCCACACTGCCTGTAATAATCATCCAATAAGTTGTTGGGGGTATTGTATTCTATACATAAGCGTTTCCGGTAATCCGAAAGTTCCACAGAGGCATATTTATTTGCCCTGCCAATAAAAAGAGATAGCCTGTCTTGCGCAAATACAGAACAAGAAAAGGCTATGAACAATAGCAAAACTTTAAATTGTCTCATATTCATACTAAACTTTTTGTTGATAAACACGATTAAAGTCGTAAACATAGACATTAAAAAACAAATAGCAAAATAAAAAACAATTTTTTCAAGAAAAATTATAGGAAGCTTGATTATCAAGGGAAGAAGATATATAATTATGGTAACTTAAACACTTGTTGTTACACATTGATAATTCAAGTTAATCGGAAATATTGTGTGTTTTTATTATATCTTCAGTTTTCTGTTTATCTGTTTTTGTACATATCCGGTCTCGCTGGACAATAACGCCAGGCACGATAATTACATTAATAGGCGATCATGTTCCAGCAAGCCGAATTGTTAGATGTGGTATATAAAAGGGCTTTGTTAAGTACAATTCATTCCTTCTGGGAATTTAATATATAGAATTGAATTATTATGGTTAAAATATAACTATCTAAAAACACATAATATAATTCATAACATTATATTTTATTAGTTATTTTATAAACGATAGCCAATTCCTAATGACAATGTCGCTATTTTATTACGGAAAGAATCTCCGTCATAATGCCCAATCGTACTGCCTTTAAAACTATTTAACTGACTAAAATTCAATATCGCATTCCATTTATTATTGATATGATAATTAATTCCTAATTCATATTTTAATCCATATAGGACATTGTTGTGATGAATCGAGGTTTCGGTTGTTGTAATTTGATCTGAGTTTATAGGCTGTTTTTGGTATTCACTTCTGTCTTTTAGTAAAATATCTATTGTCGGCCCAACACCCATAAATAATGTAAAGCGTTTAAAATCATGCTTAAACCTAAATGTGGTATTAATTTGAAAGAAGTCAAGTTTAGCTATTCTTCTGTAATTATATTCATACTGCCCCCGATCAGGATCATATCCTTCCGTATAACTAAAAAGGCTCCTTCCACCTCTTTGGATATATCCTATCTCACTGGATAGCATAAACCAATCTTTTTCTAAATAATCACAGCCTAACATAAAAGAATAGGCTCCTCTTTTCTTTGCATAACCACCGCCATCCATCCATGTAAGGTTTGCTCCGTGTTCCATCTTTATAACCTGTGAATACATATCACAAATGCCTATAGATAAAAAGGCAATCACAATCAAAAAGATTTTCTTCATAACTTTATTTTTATTTTAGTTTACGCCTTAAAAACGACTCTGAAATATTTTTATTGTGTCCATTAATAAGAAATATATTTTATACAATAATTGATTTGTTTTTTTTGTAGTAATGTACAATATCAAGAGACATTATACGTTTATTTCATCTTTCTCCGATCCTTACAAGCAACCTATTCTGCCTATACCCTCCTATTCTTCATTAAAACAATCATACAATGGCAGAAATACAAAACTATCAGGTAAACTACACCATTGATGTAAAAACCAATGGCGTTCAGGATGTTACAAAATTCGCCGAAGCTATCAATAAGCTGAAAATAAGCGAAAAAGGAGCAGAGGCAGCTATTACACAGGTTAAAAATATGGTGAACAAAATGGACGCTATATTTAAACCAAAGGGAAGAAAAAGAGATGTAAACTATAATGTCAATGTTAAAACCGATCTGGCTGAAGAAAAGCTGGACAAGGTTTTAAGGCTTGTCAAAGATATACAAGCAGAAGCAGCCAAAATTAATCTTGTTATCAACGCCGGACAAAAACTGGATTCCCAGGCTATCAAAGCACAAGCCAAAGCCGTATTGAAAAATCAGGAATTGGCTGCGCAAGAAGAGGCTAAGAAATCATCAAAGAAAACTGCTTCGCAAGCTATGGAGGCTATGAGAGAGCCGATTAAAGCAATTGATAAAACTATCGGAAAGGTCAATGCGGCTCTTGTCAGTCTGGAAACCGGAAGAGAAATCAATATTAAGACCGATGTTGCCAAAAAGAAACTGGAAGAAATTCTTAGCTTGCTTGGTCAGATAAAAGGAGCTACCAATATGACGTTGGGAACAAATATGGTCAGCCCTCCTGCCGGTTCCGGTTCTACAGCCATAACTCCTGTTATTTCCAATACTGTCGATTCAGATAAAGCCAGTCCACGTTCCAGTATTCAGAGAAAAGTCTCGGCAAATGAAAACAAGACAATAAAAGAAGCCGAGAGAGAACTAAAAAGGCTTGCCAGAGAAAGCGAGAAAGAGTTTAAGAGACAGGATAGGGAGTATACTAATCTCTGGAACAAAATTGAAAAAGAGCAAGAAAGAGAATATCGGGATAACATAAAGAAAAAACTTGATAATTTCCGTAAGCTAACCAAAGATATGGAAGAGCAACAGAAGCGTTACGAGAAGTATCAAGAATATGTTATGGCCAATAAGCTGAAAATGGAGGCTCGACAAGAGAAAGAAAATGAGGCTTATTTAAAGAAGGTACAAAAAGAGCAAGAAAGAGAGTACCGAGCCAATGTAAAAAAGAAGCTGGATAATTTTCGTAGGATTTCTAAAGAGATGGAAGAAAGCCAGAAGCGTTACGAAAAATATCAGGAATACAGTATGGCCAGCCAACTGAAGAGAGAGGCTCGACAAGAGAGAGAAGCTCGTCACAAACAAAGAATTGCGGAAAGAGAATATTACAGTCGGCAAAAAGGAGCTATCAATCGTTTGCAATATTCCCGGCTTCCTTCATGGGGGAACATGCCGTTTGCCGGTATGTTCAGTGCCTATGCCGGATATTCGGTCTTTAAATCCGAACTTGCGGATGCGGTGGAATATGCCAACATAATGGAGACCGCAAGAAGCATCCTCCGTGTAGCGGACTCGGACTTGTCTACGTTTGAAGACAGGTTTGAACAAATGTCCAAAAATGTTAGGCAAATCGGTGTCGATACCAAATTTACCGCTACTGAAATTGCTGGAGCCACAAAATTTTTGGCAATGGCAGGTATGAATATCGACACTATCAATAAAGCCATGCGCCCTATTACGAATCTGGCCTTAATAGGAGATGCAGACGTTGCTCAAATTGCAGATTTGGCTACCAACATCATGTCTGGATATGATATTAGAAGCTCTTCGATGAACACTGTCGCTGATATTCTGGCTTCCACGATTGCCCGATCCAATGTGAATGTTCTGGAAATGGCAGAATCTTTCAAAATGGCAGCCGGGTATCTTCGTCTCTCTGGGGTGAATTTCTCCGAGGCTTCTGCGGCTGTCGGTATTCTGGGTAATGCCGGTATGAAAGGAACGATGGCTGGTACGGCACTGAGAGCCATGTCCGGAAGGTTCGCCAAACCAACCAAAGAAGCACAAGACACGCTTGACAGATTGGGAGTCAAATTTACCGAATACAGGGATATTTACGGAAAACAGGTTGAAAAGTTGAGACCTCTTGCTGATATTTTTGAAGACCTGAACAAAAGCGGTGCTACTCTTGGAGATATGCAAGCTATTTTTGGTAAGATCGGAGGTAATGCAGCCATGATGTTCATTGATAATTATGAGGAATTAAGAACGCTGGCGAATCAAAACAAAGCAAGCAACGGCATATCCCAGGAACTCGCACTTACCAAGCAAAACACAACAAAAGGCTTGTGGGCGCAAATGACCTCCCAGTTCTCGGAAAGCTTCATGCAAGCCTATGAAAGTATGGAGCCGCAAATCAGAGGTGCGCTTAGGGACTTGTTGGATAGATTCAAACCACAAGAGTTCGCCAAAGGGCTGGAGACCATTGGAAAGACATTGTTGGATGTATTTTCTATACTCGGCAAGATCGGTACATGGATAACAAAAAACCTGACATGGCTGGAACCTTTGTTGATCACAGGCTTTGTTACAACCAAGATATTCAAATTTGCCGGAGCCTTAACCAATCTGGGGGTTGCACTTGGATTTATCGGTAGACAAAAGGCGGCTACAAATATATTGACCTCTGTTGCCGGAACGCTTGGTGGAGGAACTATGGGCAGAGTGGCAGGAATGTTTGCCTCTCAGGTTTCTTCCGGAGGTGTTGTTGGGGCTGCATCTTCTCTGTCTGCTATAGGAACTGGTGCAGTGGCAGCAACAGCCGGATTGTCTGCGTTAGTTGGGATATTGGGGATGGTTGCGTATAAAACATGGCAAGTAAACAAGGCCCGAAGCACGATTCTGGAAGAAGTAAACAGCAACAAAAAATACAGATACCCGTCTATCGATGCGCTGACAGAATCTCTGAATAAAGCATACAGTGCTGCTTTGGCTACAGGAGAAGCGGTAAAAGATCTCACGGCTGAAAAAACCCTTGGGGAAAAATCAGGACTGGGAGATGTTGCTTTTTCAGGGAATTGGTGGAAAGGGTTGATTTCCCAATGGGGGCAAGCTATTGCAGGAAACAAGAATTATAACGGTTATGACGTTGCAAATGCCTATCAGGACGCATATAAAACGATGATTTTGGCAGAATCAGATAAAAAGGGGCAAAAAATCATCAATTCCGCTTTGGCTGATTTGGCAAAACAAAACACTGCTACGGGCATCCAAGCTTTTATTGACACAGCCCACGAAATTTACGGAGTGTCACCAAACGTACTTGATAAATCCTTGTACGTTGAGAAAAACGGTAAGGTTTGGTACACAAAAGACATGTCCGAGCAACCATATTCTGTATTTGAACGCACACCGACATACTTGGATTATATAAACAACAAAATCCTGCCCAACATCATTACTGTTGCTGAAAAATATAAGGATGCAATAGTAACTTCTTCCGGTGCGCAAGATTTGGTTTCGGGATTGACCGACATCAATAGCGGAAAGACTGTTTCGCAACAATTGGAGAAAATTGGATGGAAACGCAACATGGACGATGGAACATGGTACTCTCCAGCCTTGCCTAAAAATCCGACTGATAAAGACAGGGTTGCCAAACAGACAAGAGACAGGTTGGCACATCAATTATTGGTAGCTACCTATACCGCATTGACCGCAACAATGGGAGGACAAGCGAATATGGCATATAATATTATGACCAAAGCCGGTTTTTCTCCCGACATGTTTTCCAACGAGCCGGATTCCAATGACAAATATTCTTGGGATAAGCGAGATATTTCTTATTTGGGAAATAAAGAAGACGATGGCGGTGCTGGTGGCAATTACAGCGGAACCGGAAAACTCTCTTCGGCGGCTCCAAAACAGGTTGTGGTGAACATTACCAATTTGCTCAGCATACAGACCGTGGAACTGATGAAAACCCCGGAAGGCAAAACTCCGGAAATGCAGGATTTGAAAGAGATGATGGCACAGGCTCTAATCGATGTCGTACATGACTTCGATGCGAGTTGGAACGGATAATAACAAACAAACCAATAATATATGGCTAAATTTTTAGGACAAGGATTGGCCGGATTGGCAACCTCCACTATTTTGAGTGGGGGGATTGTCAATCATGGCAGCTTACAAGGATACATTTCCAATGCGGCACGACAGACATTGGGACTCGGACTCTCTTCCATGACGGACGGGCAGGTTCGGTATTTTTCAAAAGACAAGGAAATTCTAAAACGGGCAGTCATACAAACCACTTGTCAGGCGGCCTATGGACTTTTGCGCTCATACCCCCGGTTCTTGAAATACTGGGAGAAGGTGGAAAGGGATAAATATTTACAAACCAAATCGCAGTCCAGTATTGCCAACAAGACCGGGCAATATTACCAGCTGATTAAAGACCAACAGGCGGTTGCGATTCAGAAGAGTTACACTGACAGTATTGTCGGCAAAAATATTGTCATGGATTATCTGGAATTGAGCGTAGATGGCGGCTGTGTCTATTATGATTCCCAAAAACACACGGTCACTACCGTTGAGAAAGGGGAAGCGGTCAAATTTGTCGATTTGCAACCGGAAGTATCGGTATCAAGCAAAAACAATATACTGCTGACTCCGGTACAGGGACGGGATTACTCCAGAAAGGAACTTATCAGTGGCGGTGATCTGGAAATCAGCATAACCGGCAAAATCACAAGCAAATACCCCGATGTTTATCCGGAAGCTGAAGTATCAAAGTTTTTGAAGCTTATGCAATTCAAATGTGCCATAAACTGTGATAATACGATACTTCGCCAGTTTAAAATATCCAAGTTGATCGTACTTGACTACTCTCTTCCAGCCCCTACCTATCGTAATGTCCAGCCATATACGCTGCATTGTGTGGCGGTTGAACCTTCCGAGTCAATCGAAGTGAAACTGGCAGATGAAGAGGTGGTGGACGAGGCTATCAAGCATACGAACAAATGGATTAAAATTGTAAAATTCGGAACCGAGGTGGTTGATCCGGCCAGCCTCCTAAAAGTGACAAAACTATGGCTATAAGCACGCTTGATATTCTATGCTGCCAGATTACCATCGGAGATGCCGATTCAAAGAATCCGATGGTAATCAAGAATCCCATAACACTTTATGAAGTGCAAAACATAGAGATTCATGAATCATATAAAAAATTGATTGGTACGGCCAAAATCATTTTCCCCAAAGGGACGGTATTCAAAAGTACGATTGTCGGTAACGGAACGGTTGAAGGGAAAGATGCTTCTTTGATTACTACCGAAGTCATGCAGGACGGGGTTTTGATTGAAAAGCGGAATACTCAAAGCGTCATTGACGAGACCACGTTCAAGATCGGACAGAGGGTCAATATCAAGCTGGGATACAATGGGGTATTGAAGAATATGTTTGACGGTTACATCACAGCTTACAACTCGGACAGCATATTTGAATTGCAGTGTGAGAACATGGCTTACAAACTGAAACTCAAACAAGCTCCGAAGTTTGAAACTCCGGTTGCCGGAACAAAAGTAAATGATGTATGTGGAGAAAAGTACGGGCTTTTGAAGGACACCGGGTTTGAACTGCATTCTGAGACCAAGAAGTTCGATATTCAAATTGGGAAGGTAAAAATAACAGACAATTTTACTGTAGCGGATGTTTTGAATGATTGGTCGAAATTCAAGGTGTATTGTTTTTTAAAATACGAGGAAGATTCTTCAGCCATGCCTAAAATTGCAATTGGGCGGCCTTATTCATCGTTTAAAAGCGACCCGACTTTTCCCGGTGATGGCAAATCTTCTGCTCCTTACAAGATTCAATTTGATTATCACGTTGCCGGTAGCAGCTTGAAGATATTGAAAACCGATCCTAAGTTTCTTGCCGTTACGGGAAAAGCATTGGGGTCAAACGAAAAATTCTTTGAAGTTACGGTAAGACTGAATCCCGAATACGATCCGGATACACCGGGAAGCAAGGAGTTTCAAGTTGTCAATGCTACCCAGATTTCAAAAAAGACACACAAGATTACCGGAAATACGACTGCCACGGGAGCGGACACCAAGACAAAAGTCGACCTCAGCACGTATACTGTAGTACCTTACATGTCTACTAAAATGAATATCAATTCGGATCAGCTTGTAGAGGAAACAATCGCTTATTTCAAGCAATACAATCTGAATGGTATTACCGGAGATTTGACTCTTTTTGGTGATTTCGGATTGACGACTGCTGTACAAGTTGAACTGATAGATTACAGGAACCCCAGTAAAAACGGAGTCTATCTGGTAGACGAGGTGACAACTACATTCGGGGTAAACGGATATAGGCAAAAAATAACCATACCATATAAAATAACAGGAAAGACCACTTATGGAAACAGCAAATAATATAAACACGAACAATAACAACAGTCAAAGAATGATTCAGGAAGCAATCAGGAAGATTGCACTGGGAAGAAGCTTTGATAGAGCGAACATGAGTCCTGCCGGTACAGGAGGTGTTGGTACGGCCAGAATGATTCATGGCTATGTCGCAAAGATACATGATGATCCGAATGATGAAGAATACGAGGAATATGCAGGAACGATTGATGTAGGTGAGTTTCCGGACGAGACTGCTTCTTCAGAGCCGATTATTCATAAAGGGGTTTTGTTGTCCGGACTGAAAGATAATTCCGGAGGATTTCTTATTGTCCCCACCCTATTCTCGGATGTCACAATCGTTTCGGATGCAGGAACAAAGTATATGTACGTCCTGAATTTTTCCCATGCGGACGTGTTGCAGTTAAATGCGCATAACGAGACAATTGTTGGGGCAACTGAGACTGAGAAACTTGATCCGAACGACAATGATTCCCCGGACTATGATGAATTGCCTAAAACGGGAAATGAGACTTCCACCAAATATACCCCGGACAAGATTTCGACTGTTGCCAAAGACAAAGACGGGAAACAGACTGAAATTAACATGACTCCTACTGATATTCAGCATAGAATAGACAAGTCGGAAGTGAATCAGTCAGCAGAAAAGATAGAAAGTAAAGTTGGAAACACAGCGGTCGGAATTACGGATGGAAAAGTGTATCTCGGAGGTGAAGATGCGACCGAACCTGTTGTATTGGGACAGGAACTTGCGCAACTGATGTTAGAGTTCCTTACCGAATGCAGCAAGATAACCACCCCAACGCTCATGGGAACCATGCCGGCCGTGAATTTCCCGAACTTTACATCATTGACTTCCAAGATTCAGAAATTTTTAAGTAAAACGGTATATACAAAATGAGTGTCATTCTTAATCCGGAAATCGAAAAACTTGACAAGGATAGCTTATGTTACTCGCTTTACATCCAGCTATATAATAGTTTTTTTAATGCACAGGACAAAAAGGACGAGGATCATCCGTTTGGTATAGTGGAGGGAGACGAGACTTCCATCCGATTGAAAAATACGGCATACAACTTTGCCAGCTCGATTTCCGAATCTATAACAGGCGGTGGAGATGGCGAAAGTGGCGGCATTTTAGTCGGTTATTTAAAGAAAAGTGGCGGTGATATGTCCGGGCTACTAAGAGCCAATTATGGGCTTGAAGCAGGAATAGAAAATACCAGACTCCTGTATTCGTACAAAACGGAAGAAGAAAACCCTGTTTATGGAATACAGATAGATGGCAGGTTGAATGTTGGTGGCAATAACTTTTATCTGGGGAACAAGAAGGTTATTGCTTACGATACAGACCATGACACCACATCTATTTCAGGTGCAATCATTGATTTTGGAGATTCTTCTATTAAAGGAAATGGAGAGGTGCTTGTCGGGCAAAATAAGACCTCTGGAGTGTTTATTTCACCTTCAGCAATCCAAATACACGGCAGTGATGTGTATCACGCAGGAAACGCAAATCTGGAGCATATAGACTGGGCTATGCGTAACGCCAAGGTTGCCGGTACACTAAGCGTAAAGGGGATGTTAACCTTGCAAAACACTCTCAATGCCAATTATGGTGTAAATCTTGGTTCTGGAGGAAAAACGATATTGACCATCATAGACAATGAGGCGGTAGTCAAAGGAAATATGTCTTTTACAGTCGGTAACGGTATAAAGATAGACGATGCTGCGGTTCTAATTAGACCGAATGAAACAGACATTCAATTGGGGGCTGTCGGTGGAGATATTTTGCTTGGAACCGATCAAACGAGCAAAGTCAGATTATTGACCGGCATTACGGATACTCACGGGACAAATCTCTTATTATCTCAATATGGAGAGGCTTATTTCCCCGGTTCATTAAAAGTAAGGCATAATTTCGGTGAAGATTTGCTTTCGACATATAGGGAAGATGATTCCAACGAAGGGGTGGTTATTCATAAGAGGCTGAGATTTGGCGATAGTGTCGGAACTTATCTTCATGGAGATAAGGACGGGTTAATTCTCAGTGCCGGTATGGAAAGGCTCGATGAAGAAACCGGGACGAACACCAGATACATATATGATACGATATTTCAGATAAAAGAATCGACAAGCCACTACAAACCGCTTGACAAAAAATCAGATTCCCTGTATATATCGACCAAAGCCGATTTTGTTCTGTTTGATAAACCGCTGGAAGCAAAAGGGCATATCGGAATAGACGGAAGTGCAACCCGACTTACTGACAACACTCTATTCTTTACAAACATGAGTTACCTTCAGGCTGTAGCTGGAGGTATAAAACATTATGGAAACGCTTACTTTACAGACAGTCTCAGTTCTGAGAGGTTTTCTCCCGGATTCGCTGGTTCTGATTGGGCTATTATGAAAAATCCGACAACCGGAAATGCCACTGCCACTTTCGATGAACTTGTGATACGAAAGAAGATGAGAGTCTATGAATTGGAAGTGCAAAAAGACAGTTCGACAAACGGTTCTCTGTGGATAAGCGACTCATGTAGCGGTGATATTGTAGAAAAAATTGTTTAATAATATGTCATTATATACATGTCCTAAATTTAAAATCAGAATAGACCCTTCTTCCAAAAAAACACAAGGGCTACGACAAGGAGATATTGTAAGGAGGCAGTATTTTGATTATCCAAACAACATATATTCTCTGATGATCGTTGTTGAAACCGGAACAGACATCATAACCGAGCAGGATAATGAAGAGAAACACTCCCCTTATTTTATCGGAATGTTGGTTGAAGGAAACGAACCCAAGAATGGAGAAATTCTTGATTTTGTCAGAGTAACCAACTTGTTCGATGCCGATCGTAGCGGTGCATTGTATCTTACAGCTTCAGACAACGAATCTCCGTTTATGGACGTAATAGACGGAATGGCTACGGAAAACTCGCTTTGTTATCCTGTTACCGGAAACGGAGATGGGAACATACCCAGTTTGTATAAATACGCCTGTTCTGGGAAAGAATTTGTCTCGCAAGAATACAGCAAGACAAAGGAAGATGGGGTACACAGGGTATTTCGCATTACCCGAAACAACACGGATAATTCTTCATTAAAGACGATCGGTTTCAAGCAAACGATTGAAAGGCAGGTTGGTAATCCGCAGTGTGTCGTGGCTTCGTATAAAATCAGGGCTTCTAAAAACATTAATGATGTCAAGACTTCATTCGGATATACGGATGGAAGCGAGATTGACGGAAGCGAAATGATTAATATTACGACTTCTTGGGAATATAAATTGTCACTTGTGGTTGTGGATTATCCACCCCAGTATATGAGAAGTTTTTTGATTGATTTGACTGAGCATTTGTCCGGTGGTGATTGGTGCGAGATTTCCGATCTTAACATCGTATTGCTGTCAGACATTGCAACTTTCTCCAACGGCACTAAGGCAAGGATCGGAAAGGTTACAGGCATTGTAGACCCCGTGTTTGGGTTGCTGGATGGGTATGGCGGTTATTTCCAGAACTTGTATGCGACTAAAAACGTCAATATAGCCGGTACGCTTACGGCAGGAGACGAAAAGGGATTTGCTTCTACTTTTTACGTTGGAAAGATACACAAGAATTGTCTCATAAACTCATTGTATGGCAATTTCCAGACTCCCGTATCCAGTGCGATGGGTGAAGTGTCTCCTACCGGGTTGGGGGATATTTTTACTCTTATTCCAGGGAAAACAGTGTTGATTGCACAAAAAGAAAGTTGGGGTAAGAAACATGAAGGTGAGAAATTATGTTTTTCGTGTTGGCTGAAATGCGAGAATACGGGAAAGGTTTCTGTGTCGCAAAACTCCACTCCTTTGTACTCAATCAATATTGAAGTCGCAAACGAATGGGTTAGATATAGCATTCCTTTTATTGCGTCTTACAAGGAAAACGAAAGTTTCAATATCGAACTGACTTCAGACATTACGGCAATATATCTCTCATCCGCACAACTGGAATTTGGAGAAAGGGCTACTTTATATCAGGCGACAGATGAAATCCTGAACGAAACGGAAGATTATGGAGCATGGTTCAATAGAGGCGGTATCGGAGGAACGATACAGAATCCGTTATTAAGACTGAATGATGATGGTTCTATTTCTTCTAACAATAATTCATTCGTTATCAATCGGGACGGAACCGGACATTTTGCCGGTGGAAGGTTCAAATGGACGGAAGACACGATCGAACTGACCGGTGTGACTATCAAATGGGACGATATGGATCAGGAAACGCAGGACAATATCGTCAGCAAGTCGGTCAAGATAACGGGAGAAAACACTTTCCATTATCCGGACAGCTTGGAGAATGTCTGTACACCAAATGAAATACAGCTGATTGCGGATGAATACAATTTTACCAGCAAGGATACGGAGCGTGAATGGTCTTATCTTTCCTCTTCTGGAGACTGGGTAAGGATTCCCGGGATACAGAAGAATACACTTATTATCAGACCGGATTTTGATGGATGGGAAAACAGAGATACATTGACTATCATGTATTCTGCCATATACAATGAAAAGGAATATAAGGATTCTTTTACCATCAATAAGTTATATGACGGGGATGATGCGTATTCTTTGTATATCGAATCAAGTAACGGCCAGGTATTTAAAAATGGAATCGGACAAACGACACTTACGGCATACGTATTCAAGGCAGGAGAAGACATAACGGACAAGATAAACCCTTCAGGATTTTCTTGGACTCGGACAAGTAAAGATGCAGAAGCCGATGCAGAATGGAACAGTATTCCTCGAATTGGCAGGACTCTGGAAATTACAGGGGATGATGTTTATAGTAAGGCGGTCTTTGATTGTTATGTGGATTTGAAATATGCTATTTCAAACAAATAAATAAAAACGGGGTTCTTTTGGCGAACCCCGTTTCGTTTTTATAATATTATCCTTACTGGACTGCTATATATTTCCACTCTACATCTTCAGGCTTACACGGATACCAAGCTCCTTTGTCAAGTTGAACACAATAAGTGGTTAAAGTTACCTTATCTGTAATTTTTGGATCGTTCCAATAATTTCTTTTGGTAATCCAAAGAGCACCTGATTGTCGAACAGGATTAGACACATAACCACAGTTAGGAGATTCTGTTGCAAAAAAGCGATCAGAAGAAACCGGTATGTCGTATGTAAGTTGATATACATCTGCTATTTTTCTTCCGGCAACATAACGATCTCCCTCTGGCCACCTGCCAACAACAGACGTTTCTACTTTAACCATACCTGTATATCCTCTGGCAGTGCGTTCCGTAATATCACCATCGGGTAAAACAACTATTGTTCCTGTATAATAAGTGGTATAACCATTTTCATCGTGATTGTGATACCTTCCTATCAATACACTTTTTGAGTCTGTTTTAAACCAAGTTCCAGAAGATTCTTTGTCTATTAGTGTACTTGAACCTTCCATTACAATAGTGGCTTCTCCATTAAATTTCACAATGGCTGTTGCATATTGCGTTTGTCCGTTTTCATCACCACTGTGTTTACGACCAACAATAACACGATTTGAAGGTGCTTTGAAACTTTTACTGGATTCCTTAATGGATTCGTGCCATTTTACATCTTCGACAGTGATAGTTCCAGATTGTATCTGGCCATTCTCATCGACAACTTTTAAGGTTGCATACTCATATTGTGTTTGCCCATTCTCATCGCCTTTATGCCAACGGCCTGTTATAACACAATTTGATGGACACAAGAAAGAGCTATTACTCTCTTTCATACTTGTAGAAACACTTCTTTTGTCTGGAATAATTAAAATTCTTCCCATAAGCTAAGTTTTTAGGTTTAATGTTTTATTGTTATTTTTATTTCAGCACAAACTCGCAATCTCGAATCACGACCGCTGCTTCCCCATAAATAATTGACACTATCTCCATAGCATCTGAAATGACATATAGAATCGTTCATTTCGTAATATTCTATATTATCAAAGAAAAAATTCGCTCTGGTTGCATAACTGCCCATCCAGTCTATACTGTCATTTACAAATGTCATGTCAAAATCATTGAATATCATTTTGCTTTTTGCGAAAGATTTGCCTATGTTTTCAACACGATAACTATACTTATTGCTTTCTGAACGATAATCAACCCGACTTCCAGATAAGATTGTGTTCTCTTCAAAAGTAAGCTTCTCTATCGGTTTGAGAAATTTGGTGCACAATTCAAAAGTTGAACCGGCTTTTATCTCCACTCTACAGGGTGTAACTATGTATTCTTCATTACCATCATATTTGGTACAAGAAAACAAAGTCATAACCAAGCATAATAACAATAAGCAATATCTACACATAAGTCTTTATAATTTTAATATATTTACTTTCCACTTCAGTTTGTCCGGACTGCATGGATACCAAATCTTCGGCCTGTCGGGATTATTTGCTTCATCCACAAAATAAACAAGACTGGTATTCATAAGATACTGAGATTTTTGAGCGTTGTAACTACCGACATATCCTCGTGGAGCATTGACAAAATCATCATTCTTTGGATCATCACCCAGAATTATGCCGCACTCTAAAGATTCGGCTATACCCGGTCTCCAGTTGCTTTCAAGGGGGAATATATAGTTTGCCAATCCAATAGACATGTAGTATGTCTTGTGAGCTACAATACCCAATTTGTCAGCAGTCTGATAATCTGAAAAATAGACCCTTATATCCTTGCATCCAGCATACAGATTAAAATCCTTATATCCTGTTACAGTTACAGAGCTTATGGTTGCTCTCGAATCTAAAACGTAAGATTCGGAAATAAATTTCTTTTTTAACGAATTAAAAGTTGATTTTTCTGATAAGAACTGGTAAAATTCTTCCATAGAAGAAATAACCTTAATATCATTGGAGTCATTCTCCAAGAAAACTTGATTCTCTAATCCTGATATTATTGCATTACCACCAATATTGTCTGAACAAGAAATGTTCAAGCCTATCAAACCGGATAAGATTGCATTTTTATAGTATTTTTTCATAATAGGTTTATTTATTATTGCAAATATAATCATTATTATTAAATAAAACAACTGCATAATATTGTTATTTTAATAGCTTATTAAAGCCAATTTTATATCTGCTTGAATATGTATCATCATATCATATATACTATAAGTAAAACAATGGCTTCTTTTGTCACCATAACATTTGAAATGACAAACCGAATCGTTGGCTACATAATAGTCTATATTCTCAAAACAAAAATTCGTTTCAGAACTATTATTTTTGATCCAAGTTATATTACCGTCTTCAATCGTTATAGCTAAATCATTAAATCTGATTCCAGTTTTTGGGAAAATTGTATCTATGTCTTCTATAAAATAAACCTGTTTGTCTCCTTCTGGCAAATAATCCATTCTTTCCCCATAAAAAGTAACATTCTCTTTGAAAATCAAATCGTCTATCGGATTTAGAGATTCATCATATAAGGTAAAGACCGAACCTTCTTTTATTTCCATCCGGCAGGAAGTTCGCTGGTACACTCCTTCATGTTTGGAGCAAGAAAACAAGATTGTGAATGCACACAACAATAACAAATGGTATTTATACATAAGTTGATGCAATATTAATATTATTGATAAAAACGAAGTGACAATTCAATTTATTGCTTTATATATGAGAATTATCTTTAAAACACTCTCTTGCTAAACCTATTCCCCTCTCATATTCTATTTATTATAAAATCAAATTTTAAACATCATACAAATCAAATTTCAATTATGGCTCAAAAAATAGCAAGAGGTCAAGTAACCATTATTGACCAGAACGATGCGGTTTCGATTCAGGCGTTCATTTCTTCCAATTTGGCTCTGACACAGATTTACAACAAGGATAACGACTCGTACACTCCGAACTGGACATCGGGAACAGGGCTTATTCTAACCCCATCTCTTTTTGCAGGCGGATCGGTTGATAAAATCACTTCTGTGGGCAATGCAGCCAGTCTTACTCCGGGCGTTAAGACAGGTTCCGTTAAATGGTACAAAAATAATACCCTTATCACTTCTGGACAAGACGGATGTACTATCGGTGCGTCAAGTGCCAAATACGCATTGACAATCAAGACCAATCACATGACCCTTACCGCCCCACAGGTTCAATATAAAATTGAGGGTATTTATATAGATGCAAACGGTTTGGAAATCCCTTTCTGGGCAACTATCCAGTTCACACAACACCAAAGTGCAGGTGCTACAATTGCAGCTATCGCCTACGCACCAGACGGGGTAATTTTCAAAAATGATGAAGTAAAAACACTTAGAGCGCACTGTGATTTGTGGCGTGGTGCTACAATTGATACAACTAACGTTACATATTGCTGGGGTATTAAAAATAACGGAGTGTTCGCTCCAACCACAGTTAAAACCACAGCGAACCAAGGAGCTACAAGTATCGTGTTGAATAGTGTAGCCAATATGGAACCCGGTACTCAAATCCAAATCGGTTCTGCTAAATATACTATTCAAACTGTCACGGCAAACACCTTAACTGTCACATTAACCTCTGGGTTAACCGCAAACGTAACAGCAGGTTCTCAGGTGACAAGTCCTTTTTATAATTCAATGCTTGGGTCTGGATGGTCTTGTCTTACTTCCACTAATCAAATGGGAGTCACAGCAGGATGGACAACTAACGAGATTACCATTTCAGCAGATGCGGTACTGAACTTTGAAACTTTCAAATGTGCCATCAAGGATACAGATGTAAGCTCCGGTAATGCTTCTGCAAACAAGGTTGTCTGTGATATAATCTCATTCTCCGACATGTCTGATCCAATCCAAGTATTTTTGGAAAGTGCAAAAGGATTTACCATTAAAAACAATTCAAACGATGTGGATGTAAAAGCTATATTGTATCGAAATGGAGCAGAAATTGACGCAGAAGGTACAGTATATACTTATTCATGGAAATTATACAACAATGCCGGATCTGCGGTGCTCAAAACATACACTGGCAAAAACATTGTGGTAGCAAAAACAGATGTGACCGGAAAGGGAGCTTTGATCTGTGAAGTCTCAAAAGCATAATTTTTAATCACAAGGGCGGTAGCGACAAACTACCTGCCCTTTTTTTATGCTATTCTTAGGTAAAATCAAAACCTAAAGAATAGAAATGGGAAAAGAAATCATAGCACGAGGACAAGCCGTGGTGGTTTGTCAAAAAGACGGATACACCATCAATCAATCTGTCGGAGAATATATATTTAATGCACTAAATAATGGTACAATACCATTAACCGCTACATTTGTTTCTACCATCAAAGTGACATCTGGAGATAGCATTGTTACAAATTTTACAATCGGGACAATCAATAAGCCGGCAGGGTTTTCAATTATCAGTGTCAATAATAACAACAAGACTATAACCTATGTTGTCGATAAAGGTACTAATACATTGGCAGATAGCGGAACAATCCCTATTCCAATCATCATAGAGGGGAATACATACACCGTGTCTTTCAAATGGGCGAAATCCAAGAACGGACAAAACGGTTCTGATGGAAAACCCGGAACTGACGGATACACTGTGTCCGCTTCCAGAAACTCATATATTGTTTCCACTGATAAAGACGGCAGGATACACACTGCGGTAACTACAAATACAACAATTTCTATTCTGAAGGGAAGTACACCTGTCACTCCAACCATCGGGGCTTTACCCACGGTGGCCGGTTGTACTTTGTCTAAAAGCGGAGCTACCGTAACAATAGTTTTTAACGTAGGCACATCACTGGCAGAAAATGGGACTATTAGTATCCCGGTTGTTGCAGACGGAAAGAGCTTTGCTGTTTCATTTTCATATGCAAAAGCACATGCAGGAGCTAACGGAGCAGATTCTAACATGTTGGATTGGGTGAAAGACTGGAACAACAACAAAACTCAAATCAATGAAAATTCTGTCATTACACCTAAAATATTTGCCGGAACAAAAAACTCGAACGGAACATTGACGGGGGTTGCTATGGGTAAATTCTCTCTCAGTGTATTAAATTCATCCGGGGTTGTGACTACCGAAACAATCAATGGTATTTATGGATTCAAAGACGGATATAAGACATTCTATGTCGATAATACGGGAGATGCAGGACTGGGAAGGGGGAACCAATTTATCAGATACAACGCAACAACCGGAAAGATCGAGTTCGGTTCGGATGTTTCTCTCAATTGGACACAGCCTATTGAAACAATCAATACGGCTCTTGGAGGAAAGGGTTTCCCAAAACTGACCTATATTGATGGTAAAGGAATCTATACCGGAACTCTTACCGCAGAACAGGTCAATGCCGTAAATATAAATGCCTCCAGTATAAAAACGGGAATCCTATCTGCCGACCGTATAGCAGCAGGGAGCATTAAGTCTGACAAATTGGATGCCAATAGTATACAAACCAATATCATCAATACAGCCTATATCCAGGGATTGACACTCAATTTTACCAAAGGTACAATCGGGGGATGGACTATTGATGGAGATTCTGTTTTCAGAGGTACAAAAAGCAATACGTCCGGGAATTATACTTCCGCTTCAGGTGCTATAACGATTGGAAGCAACGGAATCAGAGGTTTTAAATGGAAACTGGACTCTTCCGGAGCTGGCGCACTGGCAGGAGGCAACATTTCGTGGGATATTGATGGAAATGTTATGTTCGACAAATCAGTATCATTACAATGGACAGATTGCATTGATAAGGCATTAAAGAATGTTTCAGTTGGAAACAAAGCACTGGCAGAAGCATGGGTGACAAAAATCAATAAAAACGAATATCTAAAAATCCCAATCAAAACAGCTTTATTGAAAAATACAACCTATACTTGGTTCGGTGCAGGATGGGGGCTTGCTGAAAGTGATGATTATAACGATTTTAATGAATCAGTAAAGCAATATACAATTGGTATTTATAATGCTACACAATTAAAATATGTTGTTCTAAAAAATACATCTACCATTTTACCTACGGAGCTTGAAAACTACGACTCACAATCAAGAGGTAGCACATACTTAATGACAGACGATTCTTTTTTAGATACCGATTCTTTTGAACTGCATGTGTATTCGCATATTAAAGATAAGCCTGTTACAGCAAGCAATGGATTATTTTTGTATGTGGCAGGTTTGGTTGAAGGAACCGTATTACCTAACCTACAACCAAGATTAACATATATTGATGCAACAGGTGTGTATACCGGAACAATTCAAGCCCAACAAATCGTAGCAGGTACGATTTCAGCCCATCTTATTGGAGCAGAAAGCATCACAGCCAACAAGATTGCATCACGTACCATTACAGCAGATAAGATTCAGGCTGGAGCTATTACCGCAAACGAAATAGATGCCGATAGTATAAAGACCAATATCATCAATACCTCATACATTCAGGGGTTAACACTCAATTTTACCAAAGGTAAGATCGGAGGATGGAACATTGCAGAGAACGCAATTTCCAAAAACAGCGTTTCTCTGGGATCTGACGGCTCCATCACCAACGGTACGAAATGGAAACTGAACAATGATGGTTCGGGACAGCTTGCGAATGGCAATATTAAGTGGGATGTGGCAGGAACACTTACGTTTGATTCAACCGCATTACCGGAAATGAAGGATTATAAAAAATATACCATCGATGCTACAGAGCTAAACGAAAATACATACTATCCGGTTTGTACTGCTATAACCACAGATAAAACAGCTGAAATAAGCGTGAGTTGGACATTAAATAGCGCGGCAAAACCTTCATGGGGTACACATGGCGGCGGCAGTTATTCTGTAAAAGTTAGATGGACAGCAAATGGATCTGGCTGGGGCACTATTGCCGTAACCAGAGAAATACTCGAAGCAAGTCAAGGTTGGAATAATGGAAACGTTGTTGGTGATATTGGGCAGCTTACCAACAGTTCTGTAGAATACATATATGTCAGAGGGGGTGGAAAATATGTATTTAGAGTAAAAAATACAAGTGGAACCCCAGTATTGCGCCCCACAGGATATACGGCTAATGACCAAACTGTCTCACCTAAAACATCCGTCACATTCCCTGTAGCAAGATTGACTAAAATTGACGCAAACGGAATCTATACCGGAACCCTTACAGCCAACCAGATCAACGCTGCCAACTGTAATTTCACTCAGGGCAAAATTGGTGGGTTCACTATTTACGGACACAAAATGTCTACATACGATAATCCAGAAAATGGTCATATAATTGAAATTCATAAAACTGGATATATCTGCAATTCAAGAAAATCTGATAGTAAGGATTATTGGGCACTGAATGCAGACGGATCTGCAAGTTTTGGTATGGGATCTACCACATTCCATGCTTCTGGAGGGTTCGTTATGACTGGAAATTCAAGTTCCAAATTCAATATTGACATCAGCGGAACCAATTTTTTTCGTGTTAATGATGGCAGTATGGTTTCTGTACGTGGAGACGGAAGAACAGCATTAAGTGTATCTACCTATGGAAGCAATAATAGTACAAAAGGAATATCTGTATTATGTAATGCTTCTGGATATGGATATGCTATTGAAAGTTATGGAAATGTATTGTTGAACGCAAGAAGTGGTGAAAGAATAAGAATAAATGGATTACACGTAAGCGTAAGAAACATTTACTCTACAGCATCTCTTTATTCCAATGATGATTTGGTAATTATACAACAAACATCCACAGATGTTACCATAATATTACCTAATTGCCAAGACGGTAAAATCATTTATGTAAAAAGCCTTAGTTCAAGATGGTATAACATTAAAGGAACGATCATTGATGCGCCACTCCGTAATTCAGTGAGTAGTTTTCAGATTAAAGACAATTGCGCACGCATATTTATAAAATGCAGTAGTGGGTGGCTAATGTTTTATTGCGGCTAACAAACAAAAACACCTGCAACATATTATTCTTCAATAAAACAACAATTAAATATCGATTATATGGAAATTAAACAAGTAAACATTCAGACACAATGCACCAAAACAACGGTAAATGCCAAATATGAAATCGAATACAACGTATCTGATAAATTGCTCACAAGAGTAAATGCCTCTATTCATAAGCCAAAGCCTGAAGATACCAATGAATATCTGGGAACAATTACTTTGGACGGAGACTATCTGTCTGGAACCTTCCCCTACAAAGAAAGAATTGCATCCAGTAAATATTTTGAGGACTTCAATGTAATCTTGGAAGAAATCAAGGAAGCGGTAGCCAAACAGCCGACTTATCTATCAAAATAAAAATAATAACCTAAATATATAAATTAAGCAATGGAACTATCAATCAAAGACAGGCTCTACATCCCAGGCTTTCTGCCTAAAGAAAACAACTTCAAGCAGTTCAATATCAAGAAAGAAATTCTGAAAAAAATCGAGATTTCGGAAGAGGAACGTGCGACTGTGAATCTCAGACAAAATGCAGAAAACAACCGTATCGAATGGGATATGGAAAAAGACGTGCCGTTGGTAACGGATTTCACAGCAGAGGAAATCGAGTACATGAAAAATGCCTGTGAAAAAATATCGGACGAACAACTGCCGGACGATATGTGGGCGACAGTAGAGAAAGTATACGACTCTGATGCTTCTAAATAATCATTACAACTATTCTTAAAAGCGTGCTCTAATCTTTTTAAAGAAGAGTGCGATCCCCCAATCACTCTTGTTGGTTGGGGGATTTTTGTTTAAAACCGATAACATGGCAAGACAGGATATTAACATGGATGTCGTATATGGAGAATTGGAGACCTCTGACAACCTGACCAACAAGATTATATACGACTTCAAGATATTGGAAGAACAAGTCGGGATGGACAATGACAACTATTGCTATTCCGAGATAGTAGTTTCTCCCAGCTTTGAAAAATCATATAAAGACGAAGATGGAATACATGTCAGGATTCCATATATAGCGGAATACAAAGAACTGATGGTGAGGTTCCGCATTGATTACGGCAACGGACATATTGAATATGTTTTGAACAAGAGAAACAATCAAATATGGTTTCCGGTATATCGTGGCGATACGACAGACAAGAAAGATTCTATAAAGCTCTCCGAGTACAGACTGCTGAATGAGAACGGCAATTTCAATTTCATCTTGAAGGAAGGAAGCTATCTTTCAGTTTTCAGCGGTCATGAGACCGACTTGATAATTCGTGAGTCATTAGAACAGAACAAAGCGTTTCTACTTAAAGCATTTGCCGGGAATTTATATCAACACCCCACATCCGGGATCGGACTCATCGACTACCTGCATGGTAACTTTGAGAATACCGGACTGGCTCAGAAGTTACAGGAAGAATTTGACAATGACAAGGTAACAGTAGTCAATGCGTACATGGACTCGGTTTCCGGAGAATTGTCTTTAGAACTAAAAGAACAAAATGGGTAAATATATTGTAACACACGGACAAAACCTTTACGATGTAGCCCTGCATATATATGGTTCGATCGAAGGGGTTATTGACTTGATGATGAACAACACATCACTTTCCTTAGACCAGACATTGAAGGCAGGAGATGAACTTGTCTATACAGACGATTATGTCATAAACAAAGATGTGGCCGCATATTACAAGGTAAATGAAGGTGTGTCGTAATACCCGATGCGCCTTCTTTTTTTTCGTTGACTATAAAAATCGGCTCATTTTTTTAAGCTGCGACATTTTGAGGATTTCTTCGA